TATATGGACTGTGACATGCTCATACGCACAGACATTAATGAAATCTTTGAAGAGTATAACCTAGATTATTATCCTGTTTATTGTGTCAAGCATAAGTATGAACCAAAGGATATAATTAAAATGGATAAGCAAGTCCAACTAACATATCCTAGAAAGAACTGGTCTAGTTTTATGCTCTGGAATTGTTCGCACCCCAAGAATAAGGAACTTACTGTTGAAAAAGTAAACACCCAGTCTGGATCATGGCTTCACCAGTTTCAATGGATTGGTGATAAAGATTCAGACATTGGTGGTATTGATGAAGAGTGGAACTGGCTAGACAATCATTCTTCTTCTGACATTAAACCAAAGAATGTACACTTCACCACTGGTGGTCCTTGGTTCAAGGATTGGAAATGTGGTCGTCATGCTGATGGCTATTATGCATCTGAGTGGAACCAGGAGTATACGTATCTTGTAGGAAAAGGAATGGTTGAACCTTATGAGTTATAGAATTGTAACATGCTTTAACGAAAAAATTTTAAAAGACAATGCAGCAAGGCTGTTAGAGGATTTCGCTTCCAAGTGGGGTTCCGATATTGAATTTGATTGTTACTATTATGATATGGATATTAAGAATTATTCATTACCTAAAGCTAAAAACATTCACTATTATAATTTAAGTAATCTATCTGACTACACAGATTTTGTTGAGAGAAACAAAGAACATGACGGCACAGAGAATGGTGCCATACAATATAATGAAACACTTGATGCTTTAACAGAGGCTCCCAAAATATTTGCGATAAGTGAGTCTATGTTTAACAACTCCCAATCTTGGGTGCTTTGGGTTGACCCTCACTGTTATACCATGAGCAGAGTTACTACGAGTTATCTAGAACAAGTATTTGCTCCTGATAGCAGTGAGGTTCCGCTCACTATTATTGAAGACCAACCACACTTTGCAGCATTTCAAATTTTATATCAACCATGCGTTGATCTTATAGCTGATATACGTGGTGCATACATCACTGATAACTTTTTAAACTATAGGGATTGGCGAGTATTTTTTATTCTTAATAATTTCATATCTATCTATAATGCACATGGTATGAACTACAGATTATTGAACTCAGAAACCTCAGAGTTTATTGATAATATTCTTGTAGACTTACGTAGTCCACTAGCCAAGAACCTTAGAGATGCTGATGGTAATCGTGTTATACCTTTATCAGAGGATGCAACCACACCAGACATTCTTCCTGGTAGATATAAACAACTAGCTGATCTTATTCGTTTCTATGAACCAAAGAAAATACTGGAGACTGGTACATGGAACTCTGGTCGTGCTATTGAGATGTCCCTCGCTGCCTTTGATCGTAGTGATGCGGTACACTACATTGGTTACGATCTCTTTGAAGATGCAACGTCTGCCATAGATAAAGAAGAGTTTAATGTTAAGCCTCACAATACTCAGGCTGCTGTTGTTAAAAGACTAGACGAGTTTGCAGAGTATGTTAAAGATAACAACAATAAAACATTTACCTATGAGCTACACAAAGGTAATGTCAGAGATGTTCTTACCAAGGACATACCAGATGATATTGATATTGCACTAATTGGTAGTGGTAATAGTGAACAGACTGTAGCACATGAGTTTGATATGTTGAAGTCTGTTCCTATTGTTTTGATGGATCACTACTTTACAAAGGATGAGGCTGAAGAACTACCACCTGAAAAGTATCAGGGTGTTAATAAGGTCTTTGATAAAATTGAAACAAGCAAGGTTCAAGAAGGTTTTGAAGATGAAGAAGGCTGGACTAACTTTGATCAGGAAAGCACAAACAGAAAACATATACTGCCGTCCAGTGATCGTGTAGTTGATGGTGGTGTAACACATCTTGTTGTTGTACTTACTAATCCAGATATTAAGGACATACCTGAAGAAGTTAAGCGTGTACCTATCATTGTACATCCCAGAGATTGTGTTCCTAAAGATTACATTACCAGTAACATCCAGACCAATCTTAAATTAATTGAAGATAATAAATGGATTGTTAAACATCCTGCTCATAGAGACAAGGGTATTATTGTTTCAGCAGGACCATATATTGACTACGATGAACTAAAAGATTTTATGAAGGATAACCCTACGGCAAAGATGCTTGCAGTTAAACATGCCTATCCTAATCTACTAAAGAATGGCATCGTGCCGTGGGGTTGCATAGTTCTTGATCCTCGTTCTATTGAGGGGAAAAGTACACATAACATTGTAAGAAAAGATTTATTCAAAGATATAGCTTCTGATACATTATTCTTTGTAGCGTCTATGACTGACCCATCTGTTACCAAACACCTTAAAGATAGTGGTGCTAATATATGGGGATGGCACGCCTTTACTGATTCCCTGCGAGAACAGGAAGAGCAAGGACAACAGATTACAAATAATGTAGTCAAGTTAAATGAAGACCTTGGTATACCTCAAGGTGCTACCCTGATTACAGGTGGTACATGTGCGGCAATGAGAGGTATAGGTATGTTCCATACAATGGGCTTTAGAGATGTACATCTATTTGGTTTTGATTGTTGCAGGGATGAGCCTACAGCAGAGGAGAAAACAGAAACTACAGGTGATATAGAAGGTGGTGAAACTCCCAAGCCCAAGTACATTGAGGTAAATGTAAAAGATAAAACATATTGGACAACAGGTGAGCTTCTTGCTATGGCACAGGACTGTGAGAAAGTCTTTGCTGATCCTGGTCTTGAAGGTGTGCTGTCATTCCACGGTAAGGATACTATGGTTGCTGATCTGTGGGATATACAAATAGAAAGAGAAGAGCGACCTACATTTAAAGGATATTATTCATGAAGCAAGCTACAGCAATAACACAAAAATCAGAAATCCAGTGTGATGATGACTATAGTAGAGAGTACCCATCTGAAAGATACGAAGAACTTCTAAAAGAATATGAGCTAATGCATGATACATCTGACCAGATGTTTAATGGCAGAAGTGTGGCTAGTTTTGTAGATGTTATTCAACATGTTCTTAAAGAAAACAACTGCAAGACACTTCTTGATTATGGCAGTGGGAAAGGTCTTCTTTATACCAAAGATTATGATAAAGTTCAAATAGATAATCCTACATCTAAACCACTTCCTGAACTTTGGGATATAGATGAATATACTTTATATGATCCAGGTTATCCAGAACATAACAAGCTGCCCATTGGTAAGTTTGATTCTGTTATCTGCACTGATGTATTGGAACATGTACCAGAAGAAGACCTTGGTTGGGTAACTGATGAGCTTATAGACTATGCTAAAAAAGTATTGTTTCTTAATATCGCTTGTTTACCTGCACTTAAAAAGTTTAGGGATGGTACTAACGTACATGTCTCTATTTTTAGACCAGAAGAATGGGCAACATTTTTGGCATCCAGACTTAAAAATTCCAGAAATGTAGATTTAAATATTATATTATATGCAGACCATAAAGTAGATGAAGAACTTAAAAGACGAGCCTATAAAATTACACATTTTCCTACAATATTTCAACTAACGGAGGACTAGGATGTTAGGATTAGCAGATTCAGTTATTGGAGTAGCAGGTAAAGTCCTTGATAAGTTTGTTGAAGACAAAGACCTGAAGACTAAACTTAATGCAGAGCTTAAACAACAGATGGTATCGCTTGATCTGGCACAAGCACAGGCAAATATAGAACAAGCGAAGTCGCCCTCTATCTTCGTTGCTGGTGCTAGGCCAGCCATCATGTGGATATGTGCCTTTGGTCTGGCATGGCAGTTTGTTCTACAACCTGTAGCAGTATGGGGTATTGCACTTAGTGGTACAGATATAGTATTGCCTTACATTGAGACTGAAGGTCTTATGTCTCTGACACTTGCCTTACTTGGACTTGGTGGTATGCGTACAGCAGAAAAATGGAAAGGCGTACAACGCAACAACATGAAGAAAACTCAAGGACGTTAATTATGAAAGCAGGTAAAGTGTGGGGAGAAACAGAATTTATTTTTGGTAATGGAGTATTGGAATTTCATAGAATTGAATTTAAAGAAGGCAGTACATGCAGCAAACACAAACATAAATATAAATGGAATGGCTTCTACGTAACCAAAGGAATTTTAAAAATAAAAGTTTGGAAGAATGATTATAATCTGATAGATGAAACTGTACTAGGACCAGGAGAATGGACAACTGTAAAACCTGGAGAGTTCCATCAGTTTGAAGGTATCTCACATGGCGAAGCTTTTGAATTATACTGGGCTGAGTTTGATCATAATGACATTGAACGAGAAACAGTAGGTTCAAGTTGAAGATACAAAAGTTGACTCCAATACACACACTGGACTGGTATGTTAAATGGATTGCTTCTTTTCTTTTAATTATAGGTGCAGTATTAACCAGTAATAATGTATATCCAGTTAATCTTGTATTTCATTCAATAGGAATATTTGGATGGCTGATTGTTGGTATAATATGGAATGACAGAGCATTGATTATAATTAATGCTGTAACACTAGCACTGATGTCTAATGGATTAATATCATATTATGCTACATAAATTATATATTAAAATCATTAATTGGTTTACTAAGAGAATAAAGGGTGAGGAGCAACCAAAGTACCTATCAGGAAAAAGAAATAATGTTAAATGAGAAGCAAGAGAAATTTGCACATGCCTATGTATTGCACCGTAATGCTACGGAAGCAGCAAAGGCGGCTGGCTATGCAGCAGACTCTGCTTACAACCAGGGCTATCGTCTCTTACAAAAGCAGGAAGTTATAGATCGTGTTCATGAACTTGAACAGGAACTGGAAACAGATGTTGATGTTATCAAGGAGATGGAAAGCCAGTACGAATTTGCAAAAGCAAATGGCCACACCAATAGTGCAATCAAAGCACTTGAGCTTTTATCCAGAATACGTGGTGCAAATAGTGATACCAGAATGTCAATGGACAAAGACACTCTGGAGAGTGCTATCGTAGGGTGCCTGAATGTACTAGGTTATGAGAAAGTTATCTCTCTTCTAGAGAAATGTGATTTTGCACACCATTTTTTTGATGATTTACCGCCAGAGAGCGACGAGGAGGGGCCATCTCCAGGGTCTGTGGACTCACCCTACCCAGAGGAGCCTGAATACTCTATATGAGGCTGTATGGCCCGTACAGAGCATTATGCTTTATTATGCCATATAAAGGCTACCATACCAGCTATAAACAATATAACTGCTATTATCTTAACAGATTCAATTAATATTGTTTGCCATAAGTTTTTTTGTTGTAGTGCTTTACGCTCTGCTTTTAACTGTTGTTCTTTTTTTTGTTTCTTAATTCTTTCTTTACGTTCTTCTATCCGCTTCTGCTGTTCTTCTAGTATCTCATCCCATGTGCCAGCACCAAAGCGTTTATTAATTTCAAAAGATAGTCTCCTGATATCTTCTTCCTGTTGCTTCTGAGCAAGCTTGGCTGCTGCCACATTTGCCAGTGATGTCTCGTCGTCACCGTCATCCTTGAGTCTAAACTTTACGAACTTAGCCCATTTATTATTTTTTAACGTCTTATCTTTAGAGGCAGACTCAATTCGTTTCTTGGCTTCGCCATGAGTTTTAAATAACCTGTCTATCTGTCCAGCAATTGCACCTACATCTTCTGCTGTATTGAGCGCACTACGTACCCCCTGCACTGCTGACTTAACAGCAGCGAAGCCTCCTGTAACAGCAGCTAGTGTGAGTGGGTCCATGCCTATCTCCTATATTTTTCTAACTGAACCATAACCCCGTAAAGCTTTACCTATTCCAATATAACCACCAGTTTTCTTTGGTATTATTTTCAAAGAATCACTATGTTGTTTAGAATCTTTTATAGCGTCAGCTTCACTTCCTTTAATAATTCTGTATTCTTCAGGTTTTAATTTACCTGCTTTATATTTATTTAAAACTTGTTTTTCAGTAAGTTCTTTTCCATTATAAATACTGGGAGCATTAAGCCATTTTGTTTTTTCTTCATTTAATGGAATACTTACTCCTAATTCAGAAACATTTTTATTTCCTTTTTTATAGATAGTACGCCCTGTTTGTTTTACTTTTTTATTTGTAGGTTTGAGTGTACCAGACATTACTTATATCCCTTTAGGTTCATAGTCATATGGGTTACGTGCAACCATTCCCCCATTATACTTGGCAACTTTTTTTGCACCAGGAGAAGATACCTTATTAATATGTTCTGGAAAAACTAATATTTGTTGTGACCTATCCTCAAAGTCTTTAAATAAAATAGAGTCATATCCTTCTTCTTTAATCTTATTAATATTTTCTTTTGCATACAATCTCTGTTTATTATTATTAACTACAAAAGGTTTATCAATATCTCTAAGATCAAACCTAGCTATGTTCTGTCCCTTTGCTATAGGATCACCCTCTATAGTTTTCCCCTCCATTAAAGTCAATGTAGTTGCTCTCTCTTTAGTTTTAGGATTATAGTAAAGACCCACCCCTCTTCCAAGCTTTGCAGGTAATGGTGCAAAATCTTTTGCTGCACGAAGATTAGCATACTCTTCAGCTATTTTAGGATTAATTGTAAAGTAAAAACCCTCACCTAAAAATTGATCATTAGGATTTCCAAACTCTATATCAAAATATTCTTCAAGCGTATCTGCAAGCCTACCTTTGGCAGAGCCATGATACCCATATATTCCAATATCATCTACTTGTTCTGGAATATCAGCAGTCCTTTCTTTAGGGAGTTCGTCGTAAATCTTACGAATAGCAGAAGGTTCTGCTGTTCTAGTAATAAGTTTACCACCAGTTGGTGCAGGAACATCACTCCTTAGAAGTGCAGCTAACCCCTTTGCTATTGTCTTACCAGCCATTACTTATAACTCCATACCCACGGTCTTGGATGCGTGTCACTGTCCTCCATTGTATCTATGTGTATAAACCTACTTTCATGCGGTCCTCTCTGGGATATACCAATACCAGAAAAGCCCTGCTCCATAGCAAGAGACATAAGCTCATAGGCATCCCGACCAGACACCAGGACATCTACTGCCTTACCATATAGATGTGGTGAGTTCTTGGCACCACCTATAACCTGATTATATGAAGCATCCCTATACCCAGAAGAAATAACCATAGGCTTGTCATAGGCATATCGTAAAGCCACAAGCCTTTCCATAAACTCTTCATCCATGTTGCACTCATCAGTACCCTTACACCTCAATTCGTCTTCTGTAAAAAAATCCCACATTAAGCTTCTCCTTTGCCTACAGGTGGATGTGAACCATTATGCATATTATGGAATCTATCTGACTGTTTTTCAAGTGAACGTAGACGTTCCTCTACTGCACCATCTCTCTCTGACTGCTTCTTCAATATCTGAGGAGACAATATATCATTAGACATAATATCTATAGAACTAATAGCAACAGCCATCTTAGCTTCTGCCTTGTCTAGTCTGGTAGCAATGTCGTTAAGCTCTTGCTTGTACTCTTCCAGGTCATTAACCATACTACGTATTGTAGTCTTGAGTACACCCCATGTAGCAGCCAGACCAGCCAGTACTGTGCCTAGTGTAACAAGTTCTCTTGGTCCTAGTTCTAACACTATTCTTCACCTTCAATTAATAATGGCAATGATTCTTTATTCCACTGATTTAAACGATTTTCAACTAATCGTACTATTTCAGAAGGTATTTTATCTTTTACTTCAAAAATTTGAGCAGTTCCTGTTCCTAAAAGATATGGTGTAAAATAACCTATACCACCTTTTTGTGTAGAATTTCTTAGTAACACATCCTCAACATATTTAGGTTCTTTAAATAAATTATTTGATGTAAGCATATCAAGTATTTTTACATCATTCATTTTTTTAGGTACAAAACTTTGATTATCTATTTTAATAGAATCTTTACCCTTACCCTTAACATAGTACCTCATTTTTTTAAACGCATGTAAGTCTTGAGCTAATTTTTTTTGAGCAATATAACTTTTTCTCATATGCTCATCTACTGTTTCTATTATTTTATTTATTTCATTTGGATCAGAATAATCTACAACTCCTTCACGAAGCTCACCAATTTTTTTCTTTAAACTGCTTTCAATATTTTTTATTTCTCTTACATTATTTGAAACTACCATCTGTATACTTTTATCATAGTTTATAGTTTGTTGTATAATTCCATAGTATTTTTTTACACTATCCTCAAAACGAGCGGGCCATCCTGTTTTACTCATTCCAGTTTTAGAGTTAAATTTTCTAGTATCTTTCCAAATATCTATTATTGTTTTAGGTGCAGCTTTTTCTATTAAAGCTTTATAAACTGTATCCATAAAAGCTTGTTCATTACCATACTTATCTCTTCCACGAAGTGCATCAAGAATAAATTCTGCTGCTAGTGATTCTCTTATTAGGGGTTCAATAACTTTACCTACTTTAGAAAGAGTATCTTGTATAAGATTTTCATCTAAAGGTTGTCCACTAGTTGCATATTGATATATAGCCTTCATTAATTTTAATGGTGCATCTTGAGGATTAGTACGACTAACATTAATAAAGTTTACTTCAACACTACCTGTCTTTGGATTAAGAAAGATTGGTGTGTTAAATCGTCTTGTAGAATTTTTATCATATGGAGGAACAACTACCTCAGTGGCTCCCATATCATCCTCTGATATTCCATTAGCTTCATTATTTGATATAAGATATCCTGTACCAAGAACACCAACTGTTGTAGCAGAAGCCATTCTATTTGCACCCGCTTTCCATAATGCAGGATTTTTATCTTTAATACCTCTAAGAAAATCTTGACCACCTATTAAAAAGTTATTTTTAAAAACTCTAAGACTTTCAGCAGTAAAAGATGGAAAGGCTCCAATAACACCAGTCTGTCTTGTAGCTTTTAAAAATCTTGGAACTCTTGAATAAGTTGGTAATGTATCCTTAACAATTCTTGCAGCATACTCTTCAATGTCTGCCTTAGTCATTGATTTGTTTGCTAACTGTTTACTAAAAACTTTAGTATATCTATCTATTTCTTTATAATAATTATATACTTTAAATATGTCATCCTCTGCTCTATAAACTTTAGCAATGCCATCAATAAGTTTAGCCCCTCCTCTGACAAATTTATTTTTATTATATAAAAGCTTATCAAAGTCTGCATCATCAAGAGAACGATAGAAAAATTCTTGATTAACACCACTATTAACTAAACCTTTTTTCTGAAGATCAGCATATTCTTCAGGATCAATTTTTAATTTTCCACCTACCTTATTAACAAGCCTGTTCATTGTAGGATTATATGTTAACATTTCTTTTAAACCACCTGCAAGCGGCTTATAATTACCATTAGCAAGTGTCATAACCATGTTACCAGTTATGTTAAGAGCATGAGTAGATTCAGATAAAACAGTCTGCGCTCCAGAGAACCAAGCATTCATTGCATTTGTAATTTTAAAAACTGTATTAAAAGCTTTACCTTCAGGTGTTTGAATATCTAGTCCTTTATTTAATTTATTTTTATAACTTTTAGTAGTCATTATACCTGTAAGTGGATTAGCATCTGGCCCTAAAGTTTTAATATAATCATTTGCTATATCAGCTAATTCACTTGTAAATGTTTGTTCTCCCACTTCTGTAGCTACACCAGTTTCTTCATCTGGCCGAACTGTTTTTGTGCCTCTAGGTTTAAATTTTGATCCTGTTCTAAATAGTTGAGAACCATAATCACTAAGAGCTATATCTCTCATGTCCGTTAAAAACTGATGCTCTGCAATTAGTTTACCTTGCTTTTCTATAGTAGCCATTGCCCTACTTGTAGGATTTTCAACTTGACGTAAAAGTTTACGAATATCACTAGGGATATATTTTTGCCCTGTCATAATCTTTCCAAGAACATGACCATCACTTTGAACTTTAGGAAATAAAGAATTTATAAATTCTTCTTCACCTTTACTATAGGCATCAACAGTTTTTTGTACTAGCTCATCTATACCTCTTTCAGATTCTTTTGGATTTCTTTTTATATGATAACCACGTATACCATCTATAATCTCTAAAGCTTCAACATCATCTACTTTACCTTTATGTGCATTTTGTATGCGCTTTACCCATTGAGGATTTGTAAATACTTCATAGTCTGTAGTTACATACAAACCAATTTTATTATCAACGGCGGCATTAATTTCTTTACCGCCTGTTAAACCTCTCTTTATAATATCTCTACTATAGTTATCAATAACAGTTCTTATCTTAGTAATTTCATTAGCCACATTTACAGGTAACTGAGTTATAGCACTAGTCTGACGTTTTCTAGCTTCATTTAAAACTTTACGTTGATAAGCTTCAACAATCTTTTTTTCATCTTTTGTTGGTTTCTTTTTCTTTTTTAATATTTTCAATACTTCTTGTGGAGCAGTTTCATCAATAGGGTCTATCCTACCCAATGCATCATTGACTAGTTCTATATCTTCTTTATCTATTTGATTAAGTTTTTTACCAAATTCTTTTTCAAGAACTTTAAGAAAATCTTTTCCATATTCTTCTGCGTTAGCAGAAGCAGTACGTAAACTATTATCTAATCTTTCAGCAGCTAAAAAAGATTGCTCATCTAATCCTTGTCTAGATGTAAACCATCTTTTTAAAAAATTTTTAGATTCTTTTGCATACTTAGGAGTAAGAAGTTTAATTGGTTGTTTAAATCTTACTTTTTGTTGATACGTACCATCAGGACGTTCTACAACTTCAGTGTCTGTTATTTTATTTGTATCATCTTTAGGTGGTTGTAATACACCATCTTCTCTAACAGCTTTTCTTTTAGCCATTACTTTTCTTATTAAAGGAGCAGCCGCAATAATACCAACCTCTGTTATACCACCAAGAACAGTACCTTCAATAGCTTTCTTAAATAGTTTTATAGAGTCAGCATCATCTGGATTAATAGCTATCTTATCTAACAGATCATAAACTATACCCTCACCACCTGGAAAAGTTTCTAAGATCATATTAGCTAAGTTTTCATTTTTATCTGTAACAATAATATCTGCTGCTGTAAATCCTGCAACAGTAGGTATTGCTCCACCTAAAGTTTTAAGTTCTCTTTTAGCTAAAGCAGGAGCAGCCTTTGCAATACCTTTTGTTAATGCACCACCAACAGTAAATATACCAGCTAACTCTCCAACTATTTCTTCACCTAAATTAACCTTTGGATCAAAAGTTGTTTGTAATGCTCTATATACTTTACTATCTGAAAGACTATCATCTATTTTATCTGCAACCTCTCCTATAGGTTTTGTAATCTTTTCAGGTAATACCATTTCTCCTGCTTCAACAACTCCAGATCCAAAACTTCCTATACCTGATGCAATAGCTCGGAAGGGATCATCTATAAAAGAACGTAGTGCAGATACTTCTTTATCTCTTAGATGAGCAGGTACAAATGTAGGACTTATTTGTAATAATCCAAAGAGTGAAAAAGGAGAGTCAGCATACTCCTCCTTCATCTCAAAGTATTTTTCTTCTGCTTCTAAAGCTTCATCAGCAGCATCATAGTACTCGTCAGCAGTTACGTCATACTTAGATCGTAAGTAATTATCTATCTGACTTCGTTCTAATTTATTACTGTTGATTTGATTTTTTAAATCTTCAGCTATTTCTACAAAAGACCCAGTATTATAATTTAGAGCCATTTAAATTATTCCTATTATCGTGTTGGGATGCCTGTCACATTTGTAGGATTTACTTGTGGATTAAGAGGAGGAGGATTAGAAGTTCCAGATGATAAAGAACCTTTTTTACCACCAGAACTTTTAGGTTTACTACTTTCAGGAAAAGCCTCTCCTAAAGCTGTAAGTTCATCTTTACCAGCCTTACGTAAAGCAGCATATTTTTTCATTCCATTTTGTAAATATTCAAATACTTCTTCACTTTGTTCTGGACTAACAAACTTCTCACCTTTTCTCATTCGGAAATTACCAGCCTCATCCACTGTTACTGAAATACCAAATTTTTTATTTGCTTGATTTTCAAGAAATTTTAATGCTGGCGCACTTAATTTTGCTAAATCTGGTTTTAAATCTTTAGCAAGTTTTGCTAATTTAAGAGGTAGAGTCGCAGCTTCTTTTCTTGCTTCTTGTTTAGCTTTTAAGTCAGATTCTTCACCTTCTAATTCTAATTCAAGAAGTTTAAGCTCTTGTTCTTTTTGTTTAAGATATGCTTCTCTTTGTACTTCATCTAAACCAGACATACCTTGAACAAGTGCATTAATAAATCCTTTAGATGGGTCAGCACCCATTACTCTTCTAGCAGCTTCAGCTAAACCAACAAATCTATCTTGTTGAGGCATAGCTGCTTTTAATTTTTCCATTTGTGATGTTCTTAATTTTTTTCTTTCCTCTGCATCTATTCTAGCTGCTTCACCTGATAGATATTTAGAAAATTCAGGATATGCTCCTTCAAGTTGCTTTAATGTATTTAACAAAGAAGATTGTCCAGATGTAGGTAAAATATTTCTAGAAGGTAATGGTGCAGTAGTTCTAGCCCTATAACCAGCATCTGCTAAATCATATTCAAAGTCAAGATCACCACCTACTCGACGTTTAACAACAGGCAGACTACGTAGACCCCCACCATCTTTCATTCCAAAGGTATCTGCTCTCTGTTCATATGCCTCTTTATGTGCATTAAGTTCTGCTTGTGGCATTGCACCAAATTTTGTAGATAGCTGTTCGATTCCTGGGGAGTATCCTGACATACGCTGCTGCATCAAGTATCGTAGTGGATGTCCAAATGTTTGATTATAAGTTCTAGAGATACCTGCTGAAGCCCTTCTTAAATTTTGCATGTCTCTATCCATAGCTTCTTTATAAGAATTTAAAGAACCAGCAGCATTATCTATATTCTCTATAACATTAGTTTGTCTTGGGCGAGGAAACACACTACCAAACAAACTACCTAATCCTCCTTTTATCGCAGGAGAAGCGGCAATACGTGGTCCTTGGCTAAAAATATTAGGTACTTCACCACCTTCTTGTCTTTGTACAACACGCCCACCATATTTCTTACCTGCAAGACTACGACTAAAATTACCCATAGTCCACGGTCCACTACCACCAGCACCAAGACCACGACCATAAATATTAAGACCAGTTAGCCCAAGACCTAGAAGACCCTGACCTATTGAAGAGGTAGGTTGTAACATTCCTGTTTTAGTTGTAGTAACATCAGGCTGTCGTAAATAGGGATTACCATAAACAAAACTAGAGAACTGTGCAAGTTCACTTTCTGGATATTGCTCTTGCTCCGTATATTCCCTAAATGCTTTGTCAAATTCTGCTTGTGTTTCTGCTCTATCAGCTTGTGCAAGTTTTTGTCCAAGACCCTGTTCAGCCAAACCAGTTTGGAACTTTGTTAATCCTAAACCTTGAAGATCAGCAGCCCTGGCACGTTCTCTTGCAGCCTGATCAGTAAACTGACGATAGGCATCTTCATAGGCTTTCTGTTGTCCTCTTGTTTGTATATCACCTAGCTGTTGACTAAACGCATCACCAAGCCTAGCTGCCTGTACAGCCGCACGACTACCAAGACCAGACATGCCACCAGCATCAATAGCTTGCTTTTCAAACGCTGGCATAACTCTACTTTGAAAATCTTCTTGAGCTTTTCTTTTTTCTATATCCACAACAGCTTGTTGATAAGGACTCATAAATTTTTCAGCTTGTTCTGCTGTAAACTTTGTGTCTATACCACGTAATGCCTCTTCTGCTTCTGTTATATATTTTTCTTGCCCACCAACTAATTTACGTAATCCAGCAATTGCATCTAGTTCTTCTTGAGTTCTAGGTGCAATAGTTTCACCAGGATAAGGTTGATATCCTTTATCTCTAGCAAGTTCATATTGCTTTTGAGCTTCTTCAAGAACCTGCTTTACATAAGGGGAAATCTCTTCAGGAAGCTTGCTTGACTGAATAGTAGTTGTTGTAGTTGGTGTTGGTTTAGTCCTACCAAAAAGAAAATCTAAAATTGCCATAATGCTTATCCTATCATTTTATTCCTGAGTGATTGTAATCCATTAATTTGATTCGGTTGTTGTGTAGTACCAAACGCTTCCTGCCTAACTTCTTTAACTATTTGATCCATTATATCTGCACCCTCATCAGCACTTCCATTTCCTAGTGCAGACATTGTATGAGCATCGACAACATACTCATCAGGACTAACAGCAAGTGTAGCTACTTGATCTCCCCTATCTACAATAGGCATATATACATTATCTTCCATACCATGTCCATCACCTGGAACCTGACCAGAGAAACCCTCTAATGCTTGTCCACCACCCCTTGCTGTTTGCATACGCATCATAGCTAAGTTATCAAGTGGTGAGTCTGACTCTAAAGCTTGTTTAACATTCTGCATATTAGCCATTCTTTGTGGATCAGCAGGTCTAACATTCATAGACCTTTGCATTTGGTTAGGCATAGGCTGTGGAGGAGGAGCAGCATTAGCATACGCTGCTGCATCTACTAAATCCATTGGACTACCAGCTTGTGTTTCTAACATAGGCATAAACTTCTTTAAATCTTTCTCTGCTATATTAGCTTGATCCAAAAGTTTTTCTAACCCAGCTTTTAAAGCAGCATCTTTTAATAATGAAATAGGTATTGTCATGTTAAATAATCCAAATCTTTAAAAACCTTGTTACTACTATTATACTCTATTTTTGCGTTTTTCGCAAATAACTCTTGCTTTTCATCTTGCCTATACCGTACAGGATCAACAACATAGCCCTGATTAAGATTACTAAAGTATGTACTATTATTAACTAAATTAAAATAATCAGATTGTTTCATTAATTTAAATCCTGCCAAGATGTTTCTGACCCAAGACTAACATAACCTTTAAACTTTCCCGTACTTGTAGAATAAGCAATAGCTCCCTTAACAGGACGACCTATACTTGTAACTGTAGTCACCCTAAAAATAGTTTGCGCTTCAGCAGAGTCAACCTGTAAATCTCTAGAGTCTAGTTCCTGTACTAATACTTCTCCCCAATTTCTTACTTGTTTATACATATCAACTAAGTCATCGTTGGTTAGTGTAAATGGTAGAGTAGGGTATCTTGCCATTATCGCTCCCCGTCACCTTGTAGTGCCAAGCGGACTGATCCCCATCGCCAGCTTGCATTTTTTGTTTCACAAGATACCCTTACTTTAGCTTGCCTTCCTCTTGCTCTAATATTAATTTTTTCTGTATTATTAAATATATCAAATGTCTTAGTCACTTCTTCTGAACTTTCTGGATATTTTTTTGTAGTTACTTGTAATTTAATTTTACCAGTAGAAAGATCAAAATCAGGAATAACTTTATTTATAAACATAACTGCATTACCATCATCTACATCAAATGTACCAGACTCAACGAATGAAGTTAATGTTTCACCACTACCTGTAAATACTTCAGGAGGTTCGTTATTATATATGTTATTGCCAGAAGCAGTTACACCTGTTGTTATTGTACTACCAAATACACTACGATCAGTAAATGTCGTAAAGATCATATCACCATATACCCAATAGTTCTCTTCTGGATTAAAGATAACATATTTATTACATTCAGTCTGACCTGTAGATGCATACAACCAAATAATTTCTCTAAACTCTGAGTTAATACCACAGTAAACTTTATCATAATATGTTGTATTAATATCATCAAAGATATAACGGCGAACTGTACAGGGAAGTACTTCTACAGCACCAGCATTTCGATAAAAGTTATCATAACCCATCCAATAAGTTACACCATTATAGTCAATTGCTGCATGAGGACCAATCAATCCACAGTTTGTACCTATTTGTTGAAATCTAAATACAAAGTTACCACCAACAAATTCCATTAACCAAAGGGAATTATCAGTCCAAATATTAATAGCATTTCTTGCTCGTACAGCACCAACTATTCTAGTTCCGTCTGTTAATACATTATCACCAGCATCTGAACCAATCACAGTTGGATTCCATTGTGTTCTATTATCTTGAGAAGACCATCTAACCAACATAGGATTAAATGTACCACTTACCGTGGCTGTTGCTGAAAACTCATTAGTACCAAAACAAATAAGATGTCTATCATTAGGTGATACAATAAGTGAGTTAACACTTACAGGAGATGTTGTAACAGATGTAGCTCTAGTAGGTGTGGTAGATGCATCACTATCATAATAAAATATACCACTACCACGCCTATTAGCCACAACATCTTCACCCCAGTTATCAAAACTCCACTGTGAAATATCAAAGATTAACCCACTAGCATCAGCAGAAGCTGGTGAGTTCCAGGTTCTACCTGATCCACCACCACCAGTTTGTTTATATATTAGTGCTGTCATATTTAAATTAGAAGTTACATCACCACTTGCACTTGCATTAGTTGCTGCACTGACTATAACTTGTGTTCCATTAACAGATACAATAGTAAATGATGGACCTCCTGTTTTTACATCATAAATAAATGTAGCATTTCCTCCAGCATCTGTAGATGTTGCAGCAGCAGCATCTGTAACTGATATAGTAAATGAATTAGCATTTATAATAGATGTTATTGGAAAAGTTTTTCCTCCTAAAATAATATTATCACCAATAGTTGCTCCTACAGATGAAAATGTAACACGATCATTTGTACTTTTACCATGACTATTATTTGAACAACAAACTCTTGTTTCGCCTACTGATGTACCAAATACATTGGATAATGTTACAGGAGCCGCTCTAGTAAATTCTTTAGTTAAGTTAAGATTACCTCCTATTGTAGCTGCTACATTAGAACTTGCAGATGTTGCAATAGCAGGTTTAAATACTATATAATCATTTGCCACACCGCCATGTGCAGAAGCACACGAGACTGTTACTAAAGCATTGCCACCTGTAGCAGTTATCTTGGAGATACCTACAGATGTAGGGTCTACTGCATTATAATTTGCTGCACCATAACCTGTACCAGCAGCAGCCACAGAGAAGCCTGTAGGTAAATAATAATTAAATGTAGCAGCACCTCCTGTATCACTAGCTGTCGCATTTGCTGCATCAGTAACAGAAATTGTAAATACATTAGCACTTTCTATAGATACAATGCTATATAAATTACCTTGTAAACTAACATTATTAAAAGCTGCTACTGTTGTAAAAAGAACACGATCACCTACTTTACGTCCATGACCCGCATCTGAACAACAAACCCTTGTACTCCCAGATGATGTACCAAATACATTAGATAATGTAACAACAGTTGCTATTGGTGTAATATCATATATATTATCACCATTATGTTCATATAATTTTTCAGGTGTTCCGAAAATAGCTCTCTTGGTATTGTCTGCATCACTCCATGCAATTAAAGCTCTAGCTGATCCATCAAACTTTGTACCATCTGCTCTTGTTTCATAGCCACGCATGTTCTCAGGTTTACCGTTTCGGAAGCGAACACGATTACCATCGTACCACTTACCTTCTTCAGCGTACTGAGTGGACTCCCTATGGAAGCCAGGTACAAAATCAAACTTAGCTAGTTTAGCCATTATTAACTTCTACTAAAGTTTTTAACTAGAATTGCATCTACTTTTGTCGTTGTTCGTACTGCATAAAATAATGTATCTACTGCATTAGCGGCTGTACTAAGCACAGGCACACTAGCACCAGGAAACTGAAACACAGTATTATAACTTAATGTACGACTACCTGTTCCATCTTGTTGAATAAATATTTGACCAACAGCACCAATATTAGTGGTTGTTTCTGTAGGAGCCGCAAGCGTTCTATTACCAGCAAGAGTAACATAAAATACATTACCAGTATTTAAATCAGTAGCAACTGAAGCAGCATCTGTTAATGTTATAATAGGTGTTAAAGCACCTGTCATAAACTTACCTTTACCAGATACAGTTACTGTAGAACCAAACTGTGCTGCACCTGCAACTGTAACAGTTCCACCTATGTTCGTATTACCAGATACAGATACATTTGTTTTAAATGTACCATCACCTGACACAGTAACAGTAGATTCAAACGTAGCTGCTCCAGTAACAGTAAGACTAGATAAATTAGTTTTTTCAACAGCTTGTACAGTTACTCCATTAGTAACATAAAGACCTACAGTTCCTGAAGCTATTGTTACACCTGTATTACCAGCAACTTTAAGGACAAGAGCATCTGTAGAATCTGTATAAGTTATAGAATTTTTAACAACATAAAGTTTAGAAGTATTAGGAATATGAACATTAATAGTATCATGTGTTCCACCAATAGTTCCTTTAAATTCTAGAATAGCAGAACGTGCCTGATCTCCTGAACCTTGGTTATTAGTCAAGTCAATACTAGAATTTGCTCCTATACTAATAGAAGTATACCCCGCAATAGCACTATCTACAAGGCTAATTACTCCTTCATTTAAAATTTCACCCCATGTGTTGGGATTTTCTCCATCTGCCTGTTTTGTTAGACGAAGATTTGTTGAATAAGTACTGGGCATTATTAACTCCTAACTTCTAAAACCTTTTAAAGTTCCCATTGTTCCCATAAAATAAACACAAGATAGCTTACTAACACTATGAACTACAATTAAAAATGTTTGATCTTTATCTAGATATGTTTCTATAATAGCACTTGAATTTAATATACCAGTAAAAATTTTATTTTCGTCTTTTAATGTTGGCTTTAAATCTTTACTGGAAATACAAAGAACAGGATGTCCAATATTAAATTGTGTAAAAGTTAAATCATCAAATGATTCTGCTTTAACATTAAATGATATAAAAACTAGTAAAATAAAACTTATTAAATATTTCATTTTTTAGGCCAATCAAATATTGGTGGATTACCTGTAGATTTTCCATCACTATCAACAGGTGAATCAAATAATTTTTTAAAAGCATCTAGATCAGAACATGCTTTAATTGCTGTTTCTATTTCATCACATTTTGTAATTACAGCCGCACGATAAGTTGATACATTTGAATCAATAGCACGATTACGTTCTGCTTTAGCTATAACTTGCCAATCTGTAGGGGCTAATAAAGTGTTAGCTGTTTCTTTTGTTTTAATAATCCATTTAGATTTAAGACCAGGCTTAACATAATCCACACCATCAACTGTTGTCGTAACATCATCTATTTTTCTTGGAGTTGATTCCCAAGAACCGTTTAAATTTAGTTCACCTACTATATAAAACTTATCATCTGGTCTTGCCTGTACACCTACTTCTTTAATACCATAAGAAGTTTTTACATCATTTGGCCATACAGATGCCCAATTACCTGGATGTTGAACACCATTACTATCAATCCAGGGCATTCCAGCTTTTAATATTTTAGAGTCATTTAATACAAACATTATTATCTCCTATCATCCTTTAAACTGATAAAGAAGGACTTGTACCAGCCAAAGGATGTTTTGCCCAAGCACAATATATATAAGTTTGAGCATGATTCCAGGCACCATCATTGTACCTCATTTTAAAATAGTTAGCTCCCAAATCTAAAGCATTGTTAGTTGTAACTTCTGCCGCTGTTGTATTAAGTTTGATATAATTATTATTTTTATTCCAACCTTCTCTTTTATTATCAAAAGCAAACCAATCTTCAGCCTGATCAATATTTTTTAGAATTACCAAAGCAGGTTTAAAGTCTAAGAAAGTTATAGCACCATCTGCATTATTACCGCTTGGGGTTGCAACATTATTTCCTTCATACGTTCCAAATTTTGAAAACCCTGCAATTGACCTCCATGCATAAAAAATAAAGGGACGGGAATGATAATACTCATCATCAGGACAAGTAAACAGAGTGCTAGTAACCGTAGGAATTGATGCACCCCCTGTTCCATTTGCAGAATTAGCTTCTAAAAATATACGATTACTATTACCACTTCTAGCACAAAAACCAGAGTGCCAGACTACCCAACTTTCGGTTTCATCTCTTGGTTTTACAACTATCCAATCTGGATCGCCTCCTAATCCGTGTGCTACTGTACATGAACCCGAACCAGGAGGTGTAAAGGTTCCTGCTGAAAATCCACTGGTAGTGTTTGCAGTTACAGAACTATCTACTGATCCATCAGTTAATGTGGAAGCACTTCCTGCACCTTTCCATATATATGCTATAATTTCATCTGGGCCAGCATTTTCATTTAACGCAGTACCTGTTCCAATTTCAAATCCATTACCACTACCATCTGGTGTAAATTGACGAACACCATTTGAATCAGCAGTTTCTGCCGCTGTTGAGTTTGATTCTAATACTTCGTAACTATCAGCAGAGCCACGAAGTATATCAAACATACGCCAAGTATACGAACCATTATCCGTATCTTTTCCCCATACCAAATCAGGATCAAATTGTATAGAATCACCACTTGGAATAACTGTAGTAATATCTCTTTCTGTTTCATTTCCTTGCCATAGTACAGGAACAAAATGTTTTTCTCCGTCTTCAATAGCAGGTTCTGAATTTGAGTAAAAATTATCTGTTGTTAATTCTTTATAATCAGTAGTTGGTGTTCCACTTAATCCTTTAAAAGTAACTGTAAAATCTGCTGCTGATCCATAGGGTGCAACAAAGAAATGTAAACTATTTTGTCCTGATAAAGCAACACTATCTGACTCACCTGTAGATGCTGGAAAGACTTCTGTACCATCGTCAAATATTTTAATGGTATCAGCATCAGCATCGTATTCAATACGCCATAGGCTTGTTCCAGCAGGAGATCCAATATCTACAATAGCAGAAGAATTTTTTACAACTTCACCTGTACCAGCATTAATACCATACATATAGTTATTCCCTGTTCTGGCATTATGGTTTCCCATTTGACATATACCTACAAATCCATATTTACTTGAACCATCAATATTTGAAGATTGAGCTTCAAATGTCCACTTACCAGAACTAGGAAGTGCAAGAGTAGAAATTGCCCATTGATAGGAATCTCCAGTTGCAGCAACTTTTAAATTACCATTTGATAATGTAGCGTCCGTCCATAGTGGTGAAAGTACGGCTGAGTTATTTGTACATGTATCAGTAGATTGCGTTGCGGAATTGTTATTTGTGAAATCGTTGTCATTGCCGCTGGCATCATCACCAAGATCGCTACCAGATGCAGCGAAGTCTAGGTAGTATCCATTTGTGCCAAATGTGAGGCCAGAGACTGACACGGGACGCCAAACGCCATTACTGTCTGTTTCTCCATAATCAGTAATTGCTGAAAAAGATTGTCCATCTTGATAAACAAACTCCGCAACATACCCATCAAAGAAATTATCATCTCCTCTATCACCAATTGTGAAATTAAAATTATTGTCTCCGTTTACATTATTCCCCCACTCGAACTCAGTATTCTGAGACGGATAGGTGGGTGAGCCAGAGAGTGTCGCTACTTCTCCATTGACATAAATTTTTATATTGCTTGCGCCGGGGGTAGATGGGGTTGTGTCGTAGACAAATACAATGTGATACCAAGAATGGGGATCTCTAAACACCGCTGACGTTGTAAGAGCTAGAACAGTAGAAGACGCATTTTGAGCCTGTACGACGATTGCATCAGATGAAAAACTCAAGCCAAGAAAGTTGTTACCGCCGCTAGTTCTGAAAGCACCCCAGACCGAACCGTCTGAAAGATTAGCTCGTTTTACCCAACAGGAAATGATTCCCTTTTTGCGATTGCTATCTGAGGACGGCGTTAATCCTAAAAATTCACTATCATCGTCGTTAAATCTGGCACTGTTATCAACTTCAAAACCACTAGACTTAGTACTTTCACCAGCCGCACCCATTAACATATTATTAAACATTAAGCATACTCCTGTGTCATAATAGCGTGTATATTCTCACCCGTATTATCACTTGATATTGAAGCTACGATATAATCTATTCTACTTACCGCCCCATTAGAAGTAGCAAATGTTGGTGCTGTTCCACCAGGAAACTTAAAGCAACCATTATAAGATAAAGCACCTGATCCACCAGACTGTACAAGGAAGATACTTCCAACCTGCCCTACTCTGGCATTAGTAGGTCTTGCCAATGTATGTGATGCTGTTACTGTTGTCAAGAAGTTTTGTGCTATACCAAAGTTAAGTGATACAGAAGTTACACCATTAATAGCTGTTGTATGTACTGCCGCTGCTGCTGACTCAGTTAATTGTAATTGTCCTTCAAGAGAAGTATTACCTGATACTCGTACCGTACCTAAGAAACCAGAATTGCCAGTAGCTGTTACAGTATCATTAGCAATTAAAGGTTTATGCGCTGTAATATCTGTATCTCCACCATCTAAAATATCTGTTCCATCTTCTTCTGTAAATTTAAAAATTGGTTGTCCATCTTCATCATCTAGTCTAAGTACCACATTACTAGCATTACCATCCATACAAAATTCTAATGATCCATCTGTACTTGTCTGAACCAGACTACCTTGGCCTACAGAAGTTGAAAGAAATAATTGACCATTTTTGCCCCCTGCTCCTCCATTACTTGAACCTCCTACCCGAAAAACATTACCTACCCAACCATCATCTACAACATATAAATCACTATTTGTCATAATGTAACTAGCGACTGATAGACTACCATTAAATGTAGCACTTCCTTCTACAGTAACATGACCTCCTATAACAATATTACCACCAATAGAAGCATTACTAGCTATCGTAACTGTAGATGCAAAATTTGCTGCACCACCTACTGATAGTGTAGAAGCAAGAGAAACTGCTCCTCCTACTGTAACTGTACCCCCAAAAGCACTATTACCACTTACTGATACGTCATCTTCAAATTCAGCTTTACCTGTTGTTATAAGCGTACCACCAATAGATACATTACTAACTATTGTAACCGTAGAAGCAAAGTTAGCTGCACCGCCCACTGACAATGTTGATGCTAGACTTGCTGCTCCAGCTACAGTAACAGTCCCACCAAGATTAGTATTACCAGAAACAGATACATTTGTTTTAAATGTACCATCACCTGACACAGTTACTGTGCTATTAAATATAGCAGCACCTACAACTGTTGCTGTTCCACCTACATGTAGATTACCGCCAACTGTAGCATTATTAACAGAGATATTACCTTCAATAGATACTGTAATACCTGTTAAGTTAGACCCATCACCATAGAAAGCAGATGCACATACCTTTGCATTAGCAGCTTGTACATTAGCTCCACCAATAGTAACTGTTCCACCAATAGATACATTACTTGCAATAGTAACTGTAGAAGCAAAATTAGCTGCTCCCCCTACTGCTAATGTAGAAGCTAATGATGTAGCCCCAGCAACTGTTACTGTACCACCAAGATTTGTATTACCACTTACTGATACATCATCTTTAAATGTACCTGCACCTACTATTGTTACTGTATTATTAAGCTGTGCAGCCCCTGTAATAGTAACTGTACCTCCTACAGATACATTAGTAGCTACATCAAGATCACCAGAAACAGAAACATCTCCTTCAAATATAGCCTTACCTACCACAGTTACTGTAGATTTAAGTAGAGTAGCACCTGATACAGAGAAGCTTCCTCCTACTTCTAAATTTCCTGCTATCTTACCACTTGTAATTATAGAAGAAGATATATTGGTTAGATTAGAACCATCACCATGAAAATACGAAGCAGTTACATTTCCATTTACATTTATATTACCGCTTACTGATACATCACTGTTAAATATAGCACTTGCTATTGTTGCAGTACCAGCAACATTTAAATTTCCTCCTACACATACATTTCCTAGTACATCTAAATTTTTACTAACAGATACATCATTTTTAAATTCTGTCTTAGCAGCAAACGTACCTACACCAGCAACAGAGAATGTGCCACCTACACTTACATTATTTTTAAGTACTGCTGCTCCTGATACTGTAACAGTGCTTCCAAAAGTTGCAGCACCGCCTACTGATACAGTATCTTGAAGATGGGTTGCACCTGATACAGTTACTGTAGAACCAAACTGTGCGGCTCCTCCTACTGATACAGCAGCCTGAAGATGGGCTGCACCAACTATTGTAGCTGTGCTAGATACCTGAAGAGTACCACCAACTACAGCGTTACTCACTGAGATATTACCAGCTACTGCTGCTGTTACTCCTGAGATATTAGAACCATCTCCGTAAAAAGCAGAAGCACATACTTTTTGATCTGTATGTATATTTCTAGTAGCCGAAACTTCACCAGCCACATTTAAAGTATCATTTACCTTAACAACACTGGATGCAACTTCCAGCGCACTCTTAGAACCATCTCCAGTTTGTATTGGTTTAAGAGATGCTTCTATTCCAGTATTTGAAACAGCACTACTTACAAGAATAAGATTCTTATACGTGCGTGATATTAGTTTTCCAGTTAAATCTGTCATATCAATTGCCAATACTCATCTGTTAAATTATAAGCAGTTCCTGCTTGATCCCATGTTAGATTACGTCCACCTGTATCTGGTCTTGGATTAAGAATAGCTGGATCATCTTTTACATTTGCTACTCTGTTCTGAGGATGGTTTTTTAAATCATACTGTCCTTCAAAATCTTGTGGGCATACTAACATGCCGTAACTATTTAGTCTCATTACCCTATGAGGATAAACAAAACCACATTCATCGCATACGGCTAATGCATTCTTTTGCGTAGCCATTAATTATAAAATGTTAATCTAGGTAGTATATAGATGCTAGAAGTTTCTCTGTCTTCCAACAATGCCCTATTTAACATTTCCTCATAATTAGTTTTTAGTAATGCAATTCTATCTGCTTGAACAAGAGGACGTTTTAATGACATATAATATGCCAGTCCCATTGTAAAACACGGCAGAAACCTTTTAGGTAGGTCTGCATTTTGAATAGCAGATTTATTTACATCTTGTAATTCTTTAACAATTTCTAACTTAATAACATCTGTAGAGTTTTCTGGTAGAGGCCATACAGAAAGAACAGGATTATCTCTACCCCGTCTAATAGAATATTGATTTGGTTTGCCTGTCTGCGTCTTATTAGGAATAAGCATAAACTCTTCAGGTGTTATCCTGGTTAGTTTTACATCTGTATTATCTCTACTAATAACAACCTCAAGAGCATTAATTGTGCTGCTCTCAAGACTATAAGATGTTGTAGAAGCTACGACTGTAACTGCTGTAGTACTGGTAGACCAGAGAAGAACACCCCTGTTCTGCCAGTCTTTAAGCATAAGATTAATAGAACGACGAGCAGACTCAGGCTCATGACCTAGTGTGCTTTCGCCGCCAATCATTTCAGAAGCTTCCTGTATAACCTGATCTATGTCGAGGTTAAAATCATATGTACCTGATACTGCCATTATTCCATATCCACTGTAGCTTCACCCCATGAAGAATGCTCACAAGAGTCACAACCACATTCACAATTTTTTTCATTGCAATGACAACAGCAATCACATTTATCACATTTTAATACATACATTATGTTCTGTACCTTTTTGTTTTTCGTGCAATCTTTTTAGGTTGCTTTACAAACTGTTTTCCAGCAGCAGTCCCCTTACGCTTTGCTCTTGTAGTCGCTGCATACTCTTTTGAAGTTAAGCTCTTGATTGCTTTCTCTGGAAGATATCTCTCCCCTGTCTTGCTTGATGGTTTCCCTGACTTGGTTCTCCATTTCTGCTTACTCCATTTAGAAAGTTTATTAGTCTTTTTCTTTTTGCCTTTATAAGTTCCACCAGCATCCTTGTAATACTTAACAGCAAGCTGCATTGCTCTGGCAGAATGTTTACCACCCATCTTAGCTTTAGCTCTGGCTTTTGCTGCCGCCCACTTCTTAGGATCACGCTTAGTGGCTGTGCCGCTTTTCTTACGCTTTATTGCCATTCATTCTATCCCCAATCAGGCAGTATACATGTAAAACATCTACAATTTTTACAAATTTCTATTGGACCGTTCTCATTATCAACTTCTTTTGTTAAGGGAGTTCCACAATGAGAATCATGTCCACAGTTACCACATTTATTTTTTGGAGGCTTTTGCTTTCCCACCATAACGTCTCGCATGTACTTTTTGAATTTCAAAACTAGCTTTTCTGGAAGCACCTTTATGTGGCTTATAACCACCAGCCGGATTTTTCATTAGCTTAAATGTTGATCCTGACTTCATCCAATGAAATCCTTTAGGAGCATCTACTGCTTTTTTCATTAACATCTCCATCTTTTTCTAGCTTGCCTTAATCTACTATTTGGATTTTTGGCAGCTTTTGGAAACTTCTTCATTTGTCCAGCAGACCTAGCACAGTAACTCTTACGCCTAGCTGCCCTAGCCTTACTAGGTTTCTTTTCTGTTACAGCCGTCTTGAGTTTTGAACCAGGGTTCTGTCTCCTATATTTAGCAACTCCTTTAGCAGTCATACCAGCACCAGACTTAGTAGGACGTTTCATGCCCCTACCAATCGTAATGCCTTTCATGTTGCTTTTTTTTCTAGCCATTACTTATCATAACAAGAAGCTACAAGCTCATTACCACTCATTACTTTACCACCTTTTGATCGGGGTAGTTCTTCAAAACCTCTATCAGTTAATGCTGTTTTAGGTACTCCAGGTGGAGTCCATCCTGGTCCCATATTTTTAATATCTTCTATTATTTGTTTCCTTGTTTTTTTTGCTTTACGATCAATAACCTTATCAATAATTTCTTGGGTTCTTGGTTTTACTTTTCCAAATTTTTTCTTAGCGTGAGTCGCCATTAAACGACGACTTGATTTTTCTTTACTTCGACCAGCCATTTTATTTCTCCCTTTAATTAGTCATACAAAGAAGCTACAAGTTGTGAACCACGCATTACTTTGCTGCCACCTTTACGATAAACTACTTTACTACCACCTTTGCGTTTTACTTTAGGCATCTGCATACCAGCCATTTCTTTTTTGGTTATATCTTGATACACAGACTTACGTGGAGAAACTATTCCACTAAGACTAATTTTTTGTCCAGGTTTAATCCTATTAGCTTTAGCTCTACCAGCAGCATCTTTACCTTTAAACTTAGGATTAGCATCTAAAAGTTTTCCTAGTGTCGTACCATATTTTTTTGCAATCTGTGAAAGAGTATCTCCAGACTTAATCGTATATGATTTATCACCACCTGACATACCAGCAAGAGTGCCAGCAGCCGCAGCAGCACCAGCAGCCACCCGTGCGCCTTTAGCTATAGCTTGATCTTTTTTAGATACTCCTGTAAGTTTTCCAGTTTTTTTATTACGTAATGCTACACCACTGCGACGACCTTTTTCTCCTTGTCCTATAGCAACCCTAGCAATTTTTTCTGGTCGAGACATAGGTTTAGTCTTAGGTTTAGGTTTAGCTGCTGCACTTAGTTGAGAACCTCTAGGAGTTGTTTCTTTTTGTGCTGCTTTTACAGCCGCTGTAAGTTTCTTTTGAACTTTACTCTTAGGAACAGGAGCAGCCCTACCACCCTTTGTTATAGTATGTGGCACAAGTTTTTGAGCATCTTGTTGAGTTACTCGTCCTATATTTGGACCTGCGTTTTTTACGGCTCTTGTAGATGCTTTGTTAAATCCGTGCTTCATAAGAAATTTAGCAACTTGAGGTGCAGCCATACGAATACCTGCTCCTATTACTATTGGGATTAAGGGTAGTGCCATAACTATTTCCTTCCTTTTTTCTTTTTCCTTGGTTTCTTTTTCTTTGGTGGTTTACTAACTTGTTGTTGGACGCTTGCTCTACTAATCATAACAAGAAGCTACAAGATCATTACCACTCATTACTTTACCTACTTTACCGTTATGTTTACGATAAACTACTTTACCACCACCAGCCTTACTTTCTTCGGTACGACCAGAAAGAATACCTTTAGCTTCTTCAATACTTGCTTTACTTGGCTTAGATGGAATAGGAATTTTTTGCCCATCCTTTGTAAATACAAAAGGAATTTTAGCTTTATTTTTAGCATTTTTTAAAAGTGCTTTTGAATATTCTTTATCTATTGCTATTGTATCTTCAATATTCATTAGCTTGCTCCCTGTGTTATTGTATCAGGACCACCAGCAGGAGAGCCAGCAACAGCCATGTCATCCTGTCTAGTACGTCTTGCTTGGTTACGTAATGCTCCTACAGCAGCAGTGTACTGTGCTTGCCATACGGGTAGAGTATTCCAGTCTTTGTTAAACATGGTTGCTTCCATCATGCAACCATAGAAGATAGCATCATAGCAATACTCTGTAAAATAATTTGAGGTTGTTACGCTTGTCCCTGTAGCAGAAGCAAGAGCCAATGGTTGAGATGCTGTTTGTATTTCAGCCGTAATTACTGAGACGGGTGTGGGTACAATTTTAATTGTTGAATTATTCTTACGTGTGTAATACCGTGGTGTTCCTGTAGATGCACTAACAGGCCAATAATCATTTACATATTCTACAGTGCGAGGTAGTAAGTTAGTTATACTTGTTCCACTGCTTGTTTTATAATTAATATTTCTAACAAGCCTAACACGATCATTAAGACTAATAGAACTGGCATTGCCAGACGAAACAGATACAGTTGTATACTCGTCTAGTCCAAAATCATCTAGCTCTTTTACCAGACGAAACTCAGCCTTCTGAATAAACTTAGGGATTTGATTACTAAATTCAGTCCCATCATTCTCAGAAGTATTAATAATGTCTGTTTTAAGATCGCTATAGTTAGGCATGTTAGCCTACATATAAGGTAATAGTTGGGGCCATAGTTGCTGCACCTGATGTAGAAAGACTTACAATACCATGAACAGCAACGCCCATATCGCCTATGTAAGCATCATTAGAATCAGTAGCACCCACCCTATAACGAAGAGCATTACCCTTGGCAGTTTTATTTGTTATTTGCTTGCTGCCTGAAATAGCAATATCACCTACAATAGTAGAATACGCATGTACAGCAATTACACGAGTTGTAGAAGGAACAGGATTACTACCATCTCCCTCTGAGCCTAATGTAACAGTAGGAGCATCTACATAACGAAACCCAGTTATGATAGCTCCATCACTACTTACATTATGAGCGACTTTTATATTAGATGCCATGATATCTCCTTTGGAAGAATGGGAGAGTAGCGTTAACTACCCTCCCACTTTTACGATTAGGTTCCAGCACTTCCGAAGAAGCCACGCCAGTCAGATACACCGAAGCTATAACGCTCCCGTGCCTTAAAGCGCAGGTTGCCAGTATCAAAGTCAGGCTCCATCTTCGTTTGAAGCGGAGAACGAACAAACATTTTCGTACCATTAGGAACATCAGTCTTAATGAAATACGAATTGGTGTCCGTAAAGCGACGATTGATAAAGTAACCTTCAGGAAGCATACCCAAATGACGGGTAGCATTGATTGCGTTCGTGTTCGGGTTAGCCGCAGCCGCACTCGTTTGAGTGTTGCCAGGACTTGCCAGAATACGAGAAGCAATCGCCCAAGAGTCAACAGGTACGTGCAAAGACACCGCACTTGCACCAATAAGAATACCACGATCATCCTCAAGTTTCTGGATGCTCGTTAGGGCAGTCTCAAGAGTAGCTTCCGTCAGGTCAGCAGCCGCAAGAAGGTTGGACTGATTACCATCCGAAATCGTGGGGTGTGCAGCAGAGAAGAACGCTGCTCCATCACCAATGGTATCAGAGAAACCATTGTTGAATAGATTGGCAGCTTTCACTTGTTTGGTATTTGCCATTGCACGGGCAAGACCCCTAGCACGAATTTTAGCAAACGTGTCATAGAGATTGTCTTCCATTGCTTCTTCAGTTACAGCAAAGGCAAGAGCAACAGTTTCGTGTGAGTAACGAGACGTGTAGCTTTCTTGCGCTCCATCATAACTGACAGCAGCACCTTCGCCCTTCGTCGGGGCAGTACCAAATCCAGTGAAAAGCACTTCTTCTTCAAAAGCACGATCTGAATTTTCGATATCATAGAGAGATTCGTGTTCGTTGTTAACCTCTCCATACTCCATCCCAAAAACGGCGTTAAGGCCAGGAAGGAGTTGTTTGCTAATACTAGCTCTATTAATAGCCATAATAAATCCTCCCTATTAAGCCGTTGATGCCGTAGCCGTTACAAAACGGTCACGGTGATGATTGAGCCATACTTCTACAATTGGATAGGCATCAGAATCCTTTTCATCGGGATACTGAGCTTTACCAACCATGCGAACAGCAGCCGCTGATTCTACACCAGACGCACCGTCTAGATAGTAACTGGACTGCCCTGTAGTCGTGCTGCCAGAAGAGGCAGTAGAACTAACAGTTACGTTGTAGTTTTTAACAATAAGCAACTCAGCCGCCGAAAGCGATAGAGAAGCTTGAATGTAATACGTCTGATCAGGATCAGTGATTACAAAGAACTTAACGTCCGTGGCACTAGTCCCACCCGGCCAATACCGAGAAAACTTCTGCTCACCGTTCTCAACATACTGACAACCCATAAATACACCTGACGGTTTAAGGGTTGCAGCAATGTAGGGGCTAATCGTAGCAAAATTAGCACCTGGAAGAACAACAGGATCACCCGTGAAGATACTATTCGTAGGCGTACCCGTCACTCCAGTAGAAGTTAACGCAATGGTATCGGTAACAGCTTCATTATTGTAAGCTCCACCTTTTTTACGAGCAGGAATGAAACCACGAAATGCTTTAGTAGTAGACATGTTTCATCTCCTTAGTTAATAGAAATCAGTCCTGAAAAGAGGGCTGTTTTCCTTTTGTTGTAACAGAACGACTAGAGTTAGTTACAGGCATATTTGCTAAACGAGAATCAGAATTATTCATAAGCTGCATATTAACAGCATCCATCATATCGTTAGCTTTATTCTCATAGTACTTATTTCTAGCCGCCGCTTTTTTGGCTGGCATTTTGGCTAGAGCTAGATCAGCCCTATTTACTGTGCCTTCATACCGTCCACCCTCTCTCACGAAAGAGGTAGTAGCCAACTCAGGTACTTCTTCAGGAGAAACAAACACCCAGCCTTCTTGCTGACGCTTGCCTACATTTGTGTAGTCATCTTGACCGTTAAAGGAGACTCGTATCCAACGTAAAGTCAAACCCTCTGATGCGAAGCGTTCTTTAACAACTTCAGGAATTTCCAGAGCGTTTGGCTCTTCAAACGACCATTCTTCTTCTCTTTCTAAATTTTCTCTTTGGTTACTAGTACGTGATTCATTTCGTGACATTTTTCTTCCTCCACGCTTATATTATATTGGTGTACTCACCGTCAGCAGTCGTTACCTTTAACTTCTCTGCGGCGTACTGTTCAAGTGGTATCCCCCATTTGTTCGCAAGTCTTACATCTTCTTTAGAAAGTTTAACTTTTGAACGAGAGTTCTGAGACGAGCGTGAAGCCCCAGACACCACTTGAGAAGGTTGTGACGTGTTTTCCTCCACACGGACTGAAGAACCTCCAAAAGCTTTTTCCAAGCGTTTGTCAATTTCTTCGTAAAATTCATTATCATTTGGATCATATCCTTCTGACTTGAGTTCTGCATCAATGGCTAATGCGGCAGCAGTTTTAACTGTGTCATCACCAAACCAATCATTTTTCTCTGCCCACTCTTGAGCCTTAACATCAACAGCAGCAGGTTGAGGTTGCTGTTGTACTTGTGATTCTGGTTGTGCTTCAAGTTCTTGCTGCTGCCTTGCTGTATTTACTTTCATGCGTTGAAGCATCTTTAAATCTGCTTGTGCATTATTTAATGTTTCTTGTGCTTCTAATACCTTTTCTTTTTCACCATTCTCAAAAGCTTCAAGATAAGCTTCTCTAGCCATCTTAACAGTTTTTTCTAATGATTGCTCATTAGCATTTAAACTATTACTGGTAATAGAAACAACCTCTTTATCTTTCTGACTCAGGTTATTTTTAAGTTCTTCGTTTTGAGCAAGAAGAGTTTGAATGGTTTCTTCTCGTTCTTTCCTCTGACGAATTAGCTGACGTATTCTTTTCTCAGCACCTTTTGTTTCTATACCCTCTAATTCTTTAGGAGTTTCTTCTTCTTTAACTTGAGGCTCTTCTACTTTAGGCTCCTCTGGTTGAGGTTCTTGTTTCTCCTCTACCACTTCTTCTTCTTCAAGTTCAAACTCTATTTGTTCCTGTTCTTCTGATTTAGCAGAAACATCTACTTCTGCCCAACCATCATTATCTTTATCCATTACTTTTCTCCGTTGCTAACGACACAAACGTGTTTTACGTTATACTACTATTATACCATAAAAATGTTGTTTTCCCAAATCATGCAGACCCTTTTGTTAGATTAAATGTAGGATCAAGGTCTTTGGGGTCTTCTACTCTCATAATAATTTGATCATCAAAGAGAAGAATAAGTCTAACACCTTTATAAAACATCTTGGTGCCAGTGTGTTTACCGTAGCATACATAGTCTCCTGTTTGACACCAAGGACCATTAGGAAACTTATTTTTCTCAGCATATGCTAGATCACCTAGAGCAATGACTTGTCCTACAGTTGTAAGATAAGACATGTCTTCTTTGGTTGAGTCTGGAATAAAAATTCCACCTTTAGTTTGACTCTTAACAGATATAGGACGAACTAGGACATGATATCCTGGTAGTTCTGGTAGTGGAGAGGGATCAGGAACCTCTTCTATATCTGTAACCCATAAATCATTTTTAATCGCCCCACCCATAGCTACTTGTCGCATTTACTTAGTCATCCTCCATATGTAATCGCTTTTTAACGATATCTCTTAAATTATCCCTAGCCCATTCGATACCGTGAATTGAGCCAACTATTTGTCTGTAATGACAGAAATCTTCTGCAATACCTGCACCAAGAGTACTTCTTAGTCTTTCTATCTCTTGATTAAACTCTGCCCCGATTTCATCCCAGATTTCCATTACTTACTTTTTTTGGAATCCGAAATTTTCCAAGAGCTTTCGTCCCACTTATTAAGTGCGCTACGAATATTACGACCACCCGTAACGTCTTGCTTATAAGGATCACCAAAACTTTTATCAGTATCCTTTACATGAGACGGATAGCCTTTACCCTTCTGCATCATTTCTCATCTCCTTAAATTGACTGTCTGCTAGTTTAATTAAATTCTCAAGAGCAGCTTGATCCATTTCCTTGTCATCTTCCATTTGTTTCTTTAACATATCAACAAGAACTTTAACATACTCTTTTTTATCTGCCAGATCAAGTTTGTTTTTTTCTATTTTTAATTTAGTCTGTAACTCAGCTTCTTTAATTGCTTCTTTAGATAATCTATTTTCTTCAGCTTGTTCTTCCCTGGATTCAGATTGAGCCGTAGCTTTAAGCATATCTATGATCTGACCAGTTTCTTTCATCTCAAGTTCTTTATTCTTTAATTCAAGTTCTGCTGCATCAGATGCTGTTTGTGATTGTATTTTTGTTTGTTCAAGCTGTACCTTGGCTTGTTCAAGCGCAACAAGCTGTTGTTCTGGTGATTGTGCCTGACCAGCAGCCATATTAGCGTTCATAACCTGTTGTGCTGCCTGTGCCAGTGCCATTTCTGTAGTAGCAGGTGTAACCTGAGAAGGATCAACCTGTTGAAGCATTTGCTGTGCTACACCATTCATCTGCTCTTGATACTTCATTACAGAGTGTTCCTGTACATTGGCCTGAAGGATAGGAGCAATACGTTGCATAATAGGATTACCACCATTAGCAGGGTCTTGCATATAGGCCATCTTTACCTGTATATGAGCATCATGGTTCTGACCAGGGAAGGCAGCAATGGGTAATCCTTTCGTTGCTGCCATTATATCAGAGACAGGATCAAGTGGTTGCGCTGTAATCTTTGGTGGAATAATTTCGTCTACGTTTGGCATATTCGTTGCATTAAGAATTGTACGATTAAGCTCTTCCATATTAAACATACCAGGAGGAGACTGCTGTGCCATCTGTAGAACCATATTTGCAAGCATCATACGGTGTGCGTTGCTGGGTATATTGGGATCAGATACAGGAACAATATCCACACGACCATCAAAGTCGGCCTTGAAGATACTACGACTTTCAAACGGCACGTCATAGGGATACTCACCTGGAAGATAGTCATAGTCAATCCTGGCAAGGATTCTAAATTCATCTCTCTGTGATTTGTGTAATCGTTTATGAATAGCACTAAAGAACTTGCTTGAAGCTTCTAGCAGGGCCATTGTTGTTCCAACGGGTCCATAGGAGGCAGCATCAGAAATAACCTGTTCTGTGCTGTCCGCAAACTTCTGACCAGCAGCAGTTACGAAATTCAACATCTGGAATAGAACAGAGGAAGGCTCTTTATAAGGAAGGGGAATAATAGCCTTTGATAAATCTACACCAGTTGCCTCAACCTCCTTGAACTCGCCAGGGGATATAGGTTCATTGTCGCCAACAACCCGTAGCCCCTTTGCCTTAAACCCTCCAGGTAGATTTGCAAATTGCCCTGCGTCTATTAATGATCTCATTGCGGCAGTAGCACTCATAGTCAAATTACCCAGGAAGTGGATAAGGCCAAGTCCGTAGAATCCAAAACCAGGAACAAATCTATAATGCACAAAGTGGCTTATCTTCTCTTTGTTCTTGTCATCTTGTTTATAGTTTCTACGAATACTCAAAACTTTTCTGGAATCTTTTTCTACCGTAACAATATACGGACAAGATTCTTCTTCTTCAATATCCAAGAAGCAGTGTTGTTCAAGAAGAACGTATTGTGGATCGTTATCATAGTCGGGAGACAATCCAATAATTGTATCCATCTTTTCACTAAAGCCTGTCACGGGATTAGTAGATGGTGTAACCAGTTCTGTATCTAGGTAGATACCAGCCCTGACATCTTTTTGTAACTCTACAGGGCTACGATAGATTACATGTGTGTAACGTTCTGCATTGGATAGATCAGAAGCATAGTAAGATACATAGAACTGATCAATAGGAATAAACTCTGAACGTGGACGCTTGACCGTAGCATCATAGTACATTTTCTTGAAAGCAGACCCAATCAGTGGTAGATGGAACAGCATCCGCTCAAACTCTTCAAAGTATTCTGGCATCTGCTCTGTAAGCTGATAGTTCATAAAGTTCTGAACCCTGTTGGCCTGTTGTTCTTTTTCTGTGGTTGAGTCACCCAGTATCTGTGCCTTGATAGGACCATTAGAGGGGAACAGTTCGTTAGATGCTTTGGATTGAAACTTGACAGCAGACTCAATCAGGAGCGGATGAACTGCTGTACACGCTCCCTCAAAGGGTTCTGTGCCTTGCTGTAGTTTAAGACCTAGAAGTTCAAAGCCCCTTTCAAACATAGCCTCCCACTCAGAACGGGAATCTTTATCAGCCTCATAGTTTTCAAGAACAGTCTCTGCAATTTCGTCTAGCTCTGCATCGTCCATATCTTCAGCCATGTTGCCATACCATTCAGCAACGGCTTCGTCTGCTTCCATCTCTGTAGAGTCAGAGAAATCTACAATAACACCACCATCATCTGCTACTTCAAACGTGGCAGGTATGCCTTCATCTTCCATATTAAGAGGTACTACTTCTGCACCCTGTTCTGGAATCATATCATATGGATTTTTTTCTGTTGCCATTATACGAGTGCTTTCAATCCGCTATATTGTTCAGGTAATGCATACTTATTATAAATGTTTTGTAGTATCTCAGGATCATTTCTATAAACATACTGTAATGTTTTTAAACCACTCTCTGTTAGTCTAGGTAGGAGTGTTTGAGGAAAATAGGGTTTTTCTTCTTCAACTGCTTCATCTACAGCTTGAGATACTACTGGTCTTGGTTTTCTACGTACTAGAGGAACGTCGCCTCCTCCATCATCAAACCTGTCTGGTTGATCAACAAATGCAGTAGCAGTAGCAGCAGTAGCAGTAGCAGGATCAACCAGTGTAGAAGCAGTATTTAAATCTAGTGTAGATAAATAGTCATCTATTCTCTCATCTGCTAGTGCTTGATAATCTGGTGCTGTACGTGCGGCCCAGTCTTGACTAGGATCATAACCAAGATCAGCACCTTTCGTATAGTCTGGTGATGTAGTTGTTCCAAAGTTCATTGCTGCATCTAACCTACCACCTGTCTCTTCGGCTCCAGACATTGTGTAAGCTCCTATTGATGGTCCTGGCATACCTGCACCAGAAATATTAATATTTAAATCTCCAGAGGGTGTAATATCTCCACTAGTCATATCAAGAAATTGTTCATCAGTAGGAAGATCAGTTTGAGGTGAAGTACCAAAGTATCCTCCAGGTGTATCAGGAGTCATCATGGCATCTTGATTAAGAATATTATCTATTACATCAGTAGGTGATGGTACACCAGATACATTAATATTTTCACCTCCTTTTGATGCTGAAGTAACAGTACCATCTTTATCTACTGTAACCTCATCTGCTTCGTCTTTAGTTCCAACACCAAGAGCAGACCTAATAGACTTACCAAGACTTTCAAGGGGTGGCGAATCAAAAAATTGTTTTCCTAGAACGCCGCCAAGAGAAAGTGGTCCTTCTTTACCCTTCTCCATTGACATTAACCTACCACCAGTAATAGCATCAAACGCTATTCTTGTAGGAGACAGACTTGATGCATTATACATCATTTTACCCATAGTGCCAACTAGACTTGCAAGACCACCAGCCATTTGTCCAAGTGCTGCTTGAGTAGCATCTTTACCTTTATACGTATAACCACCTATACTATCTTTAGCACGACTAATTGTGGCATCTAAACCTTTATCTTTAAACTCCTGGTTTAACCCTTCTAGATAGTCTGTTTCTAGTCTATAATTATGTTCATCCAGAGTTTTATGTGCATTAATACCTACAAGCTGATTGTATCCAAGATAAGAACCAAAGCGAGAGTCCTTGGGATCATCTGTGTAGTAACCTAAATCCGTTATTTCATCTGCTGTTAATCCTATATTATTTCCTTGTGAATCTTGAGTGTTTCCTCTAATAGAGTTTTCAAGCCTCTGTAGAAACTCTGGATCTTTGATATTATAGTTTCTATCTTTAGCAACATCTATAGCCGCAGACCATACTGCAAAATCTTCTGCTGCTTCTTCTGCTTGTTCCTTTGTAGGACCGCCTGGATCAGACTCTCCCCAACCTGTTTCCCAAGCTGCGTCTGGAGCAGTTTCTGCTGCCCATACATCAGCAGCTTCTTCTAAATCATAATCAAAATCAAGATCACCGCCACCAGTTGAGGCATCGTCCATACCACTCCAGTCAGCATCATAAGAAGACCAGTCGTCGCCGCCAAAGCTATAATCATAAAACTCAGGAAGACCAGTCATGGGATTGATTGTACCAGAGCCACCTGCATCTTTAAGCATCTGTGCTTCCTGGGGATTGATGTGTGCTATCATGGTGTCGCCATAGCGACCTTTAGATGCTAGACCGCCCATAGTCATGCCATCTAGATCAGCAGCTAACTTTGCCATATAATTATTTGCCATAGTGATTCCCCAAGTTTAAACCCTGCTTCTATTATACCATAGTTTTATCATTCTCACAAATCCTGTTAGACATTCCAGTAGGTTGCTCTCTTAGTACGGGGCATCTCTTCATAGTCAGGATCATCAGGGTGTGTTAGATGCCAGGAGTCTTTCATGTAGTGAATAGCCATTGTCAAGGCATCCACCTGATCATCATGGGCTGCATTGGGGAACCGTATAAGTTCTTCCACCAGATCATCTGCCCACTTCTTGTTCATTGGTATCCATACCCTACCTGCCTCCATCATGGGTGTGGCAGCATAGACCCTGGATACCTTATCCCTGTCAGGGTTGTATTCCAACACAGGCAAGCCAGACCTACGCATATCCTGTATGAGTGACTGCCCACTGGCTTTCTTTTCTACCATGCACAGATCAGGCTTGTGCTGATTATATAGCTTCTGTGATATCCGTCTTAGTTCAGGATATTCAAATCTACCCTTAACATTCCCAAGCAATATAAGATTAGGTGCATAGTCTTCGTATCCTTCTTTATTCTGATCGTATAGGTGAAATATACCCCATGTCTGTACTACGCTGTAATCCGCTGTGTTGGAGGTGGAGAAAGCTGTGTCAAATGTTTGTATAATGAAATCACATGTTGGGGGTTCGTCATACTCCCAGTTCTGGAGCCACTTCTTTTTAATGAGGCCACCTTCTTCGGGGGTTGGGTCTTGCATATATAGAGCGTTCCAATATCTGCTTCCATTTGATGCCTTGATCTCATTTTCATCTACCTTTAGGACATGATCCGGTTTCCACTCAGGGAAGTAGCTAGAACCTACAGGCAGGTCTAGTAGTTCTGATGCATCGTCATCAAGCCATGCAGGTATCTTGACTACATCCCACGGTATTGTCTCATAGTCTGGCATGTTCTCCTGTTGTTTCAAGAGCCAGCCACATAGATCATCATAGTGGTATCTGGTATTGATTATGACAATAGCTCCGTCTGGCATGATACGTGTTCTCAGACCAGCAGGATACCACTCCTTGATAAACCTTCTACCTGCACTGGAGATCGCATCTTCTTCAGACATTGCATCATCCAGTATTGCTACATGCGCTCCTCGTCCTGCTATCTGTGATCTAACACCAGCCGCATAGTATGTTCCTTCATGGTTTGTCTTCCACTTACCTGCTGCTCGTACATCACTACGAAGTGCCACACCACGAAATACCTTTTGAAACATTTCCATATTAACAATATCCCTGACGGACCTACCAAAGTCACTGGCAAGCTGATCACTGTGCGATATAGTTAATAGTTCGTGTCTGGGGTTTCTACCTATGTACCATGCAGGGAATAGTTTGGAACAGACAACAGACTTTGATGAACGTGGTGGTAGGAAGACCATCAGTCTTTTTATTTCACCATTTTCTACCTGTTGTAGTTTTTCAGATATTATTTCTATATGTCTTCCCATCTTAAAGTCAGACACAATAGTAGGGGCGACCAAACGTACAAAGGATAAGAAGTCATCATTACATTGTAGCTCTATCTGTTGAGACAACAAGCCTTCAAGGTTAATGTAAGACTCAATGTAGTTACTATTTAAATTCTCCATAGTACTATTATAACACTTTTTAATTAGTTCTACAATAGTAATCTATAAAATAATATAAAAATAAGCTAAGAGGTAACTAATTAGTGTCCCAGATGTGTTATTTTTATCACACTTATGGTCATTGATGATAGGGTCTGTTATTTTTCTAAATATTTGAGAGTGTTATATATATATAATACACACGAGCAATTTTTTTGTACGGGGTATATGTGTAAAATCTCTCTATTCTACATAATTCTTGTGGGGAATACCTTACATTTTACACAATTCTTGTGTGAGACTAGTTATTTCATCCATCTCGGGTGTATAATGCCGATATTGTACACAACGATAGGTAGCTGCAACTGCTGCAAAGTATTGGTTTTTGTGTAGTTTATCTCTATTCTACAAATTAATTGTGTAGTTATCCTGGTGGCGAGTAGCGTCTCAAAATGATGATCAATTACTCCCCAAAATGATGATGCGAACCAATGCCATTTTTTACGTTTTTTAAATTTAGAACAATTCTAAAATAACTTGTAAGTTATTGATTTTAAAGGGCTAAAAAAAAGATTTGACAAATATTCAAAAATCAGGCTTATAATGGCGCATCGCAAACAAAACGAGGTTATCAATTTGGCGGGACAGTTCACGGTCTAGAATACTTCAAGGGCAAACATGGCAATGCCTAGCCCTAACGAATTGACGAAATGACCGGACAAGCCAGAAAGATAACTAAGCGGAGTGAGCGGAGAAACGAGACCCTAGCAAGCTGTTATGCTTTACGTCTTAAAACTGGAAAGAAAAATAACAGCCAGATAAACCTGCCAACTGTGGCGAATTGTAAACCCATAGGGATTAGCTTAACCGTTACCCCACAGGGCTAGCGTTCAAAACATTCACTCAACCAGTGTATTAGGGATAGGTTAAGACTAGCAAGTGTGGCGCTTGTTAGTTGTTGCTGTAAGGGGATAAAGTGGATCACGTTCACCCTATGTGAATATTTCCATGTGCTATCGCTAACTCCCATGTGAGGGTATCCCCCTTGCTATGCATATCAATTCCGGTATGCATATTTTAGGGGATATCTAATGTCTAATCTTAAAAAACTAAATGCTAGCCTAGCCTATCTGAAACAACACGGTGAGAAGGCACCCAATCATGCCGACAATGCAATTAATATGACGGCACTACATGCTTTAGATCATGGCGACTGGTCAGGCATTAATAAGCTTTTTGCAATCATTACCAATTACAAGAGTGGTGTTATTTCTGTTCGCCAAGTTGAGCGGAAAGTAAAAGCCGTGTTTTGTGGTACAATTAAACGTGAAAAAGAGACTGGCGTATGGGTTCGCACCAATAAAAAGAAACCTATCGAAATAAATATGCCAGCACTTGATGTTCCCTATTGGGAGGATCAAGAGGAAAAACAAGCCACGTTTAATTATGACAATCAGGTCCAATTTGACAAGCTTATCGCTAAGGCTTTGCAAGCCGAAGAAAAGGCAATTGAGAATGGTGCTAACATGACTGGCGACAAGAAAGCCCGTGATAATAGGCTTGCTATGATCAAAGCCTTAATCAGTGATCCAGAATTTTCTGAGCTGATTAAACTGGCGGCCTAATTGTGGCTATAAATTAGGGGATTATCTTGGATAGTCCCCCTTTTTATACCCACAACTGAAAAGGAAAACAAAATGGAAATAAAAAATCAGGCTATGCTTAATGCATCTAACCACCTTGCGGCCCTCAAATATTTGGCGCATGAACTACACTTGGAAGCGAACCGTCTCGATGAAAAGCTTCATACAATACACGGCCCTCAAACCCCTAATGTTGGTGTAATGTCGGGGCGTTTTGCGGCATTAGAGCGGCAAGCCCGCCATGTTGCTGAACGTGCCAACCATGCCAGAAGAGTCGCCGAAAAAGCCTCATTAGCTGAACGACCAGAAAGAATACCTTTAGCTTCACGAAATTATCAAAGAAGCATCAGTAAATTTTGATGAGTTTCGTAAAAGCTGGCGATGGGTCTTTAATGAAAGGAAAACAAAATGTTAGAACGTATACTACCAATAGTGACCGCCATACTTGGCACAACTTTAACCATCTATAGTCTAGACCATACATTCCATTATGTAGGATGGATATACTTACTAGGTCTAGTCATAGGAACCCAGTGCATAGCTATGTCAATTCGATCAGCCTTACACTCAAATAAGTGAGGAAGGAAAACTAAAATGGTCACACTAACACCTGCATATGGACGTGATTACAAATCACAAAAAGAAGTCAAAGCTGACTGGAAAGGTGGCAAAGACTTTATAATTGCGGACATAGTTCACCCATACTCGGGTAAACCTTGTAGCATCCGTGATGCTGAAGCCCTTGGTGGCAAGGTTATGATCCGGTTCAATAAGAACACTAAAATTGTAGCTGTATAGCTGTAATTTTAATCAAGTTTATTCTACAGTGTACCCTTGCCTCCTCCCAGGGTACACGATAGAGTAAATTTAATAATGAAAGAAGGAGAAACTACCATGAAAAAACTAGATCAACTAACAGAGTTACTCTGTGACTTGTATTGGGAATCTGATCGAATGTCTAGCTGTGGACAAGAGACTCTTGATAAAATGGCAGAAATACTAGGTGTATCACCAATTCAGAAATTTGATTTGATTGAACTTGACAATGCTGAAAAAGAGTGTATAAGGAACGGACACAGGGATAGTGGACGTGGAGTATGCGTAGACTGTGGTGAATTTTTAGATGGAATGGAGTAAAATAAATGAAAACCAAAACCTACACAGAAAAAACATATGCATTGCCAGAAGACTTTGACCTTACCAAACTCACACCCGAAAACATGTTCGATAATTTAGTTGAGGTGGGCGAGATCACTTTCATTGAAATCATCAAAGACGATTCCGAAGATTAACAGAAGGAAAGATTGTTATGTCTAACTATAAACTCATAGGCGTAGGCAACAATGCCAAGACTGTGAAGGGTGATGGATCAGAATACTTAACGGGTATTCAGTATCTCGCACCTGCCGATCTAGCATTGGGCTACGTTCTGGATGGATCAAAGCTCATCAAGCTAGACTTTACGGATGAATTGTACAGTTCAACTGCTATCAATCTTTGCCCAATGGCAGAGACGGCAGGATGTAAGGCACCGTGCCTGTATAGTGCGGGACGGGGTGCCATGAACACGGTACAATATTCTCGCATACGGAAGGCGGTCATGCTGCGAGATACACCGGAACTATTCTATGATCTATTAAGAACTGATCTAGATAAATTCCAGAAGTATTGCCAGAGGAGGGGGATACAACCCGTTGTTAGACTTAACGGTACATCTGACCATAACTGGAAGGATGTGATCCTAGATTCCCCTGCTATCCAATTTTACGATTATACAAAAGTATATAATCGTGTGAAAAAGAATTGGCCTTCCAACTATCACATCACCTTGTCTTATTCAGAAGCTAATGATGAGTACAGAGACAAGGTGGTAGAGTATGCTAATAACTATAACACCAATCTGGCCGTAGTATTCAGAGATAAAAATAAGATACCTGATACATTCTTAGGCCGCCCCGTGATTAATGGTGATGCAGATGATCTACGTTTCCTTGATCCAGAAGGTGTAGTAGTTGCGTTATATGCCAAGGGCAAGGCAAAGCATGATCAATCTGGTTTCGTAATTGACTAAAGGAACAGGAACAATGAGAATAATATATCATAAGACAATGAAGTGCATAAAAGAAAACTTATGGTCGCTGTGGCATTGGCGACTAAGGACTTTCTTTGACCGTAAATTTTACGGAACGAATTACTATGACGGCAACCATGCATGGTGGATGCTATGCTGCAATGGCAATGCGGGTGGATGGCGCACCCGATTTTGTGACAGTTTGGAAGACTACAGCACAGGATGGCGATACCATGAAGCCTGTATCGATAAACTAAAGGAGAGTAAGTAATGGTAGACTATATTGTAAAAGAATATTGCGATTGTGAAATGGGCATGAGGGAACATGGCCCTTGGCCTTCAGCCAGAATGTTGGAATGTCAGGATTGTGATGGTAAAGGTATTCATATATATGAAGACTGGGGTCATGATATGCAAGACATTGCAAGCAATTATCCTAAAGCGTTTATGATTGAGGAGATTACCTAATGGAAAAAAGACCAGTAGTTCACGTTCTTTACCGTTCAGATTTCAGAGACGAATCCATGTGGGATTATATCCTTGAACGGCATGGAATAGAACAGTCTGAAAAAGATGGTATTGAATACGATGAAATCACGATACGTGCAATAGCAGAGAGTGTAGAATGAAACTACTACATAAATTTATGTGTATGTTCAAACATGACTGGGTTTGGATAGGAAACTCCAACCGAGGATGTTCACGATGTGGTAAAGTAGAACGTGTGAAAGGAGATTGAGAAATGATGTATACAGCATTGTTTGTCCGTAAGGACAGTTCATATAAAAATCGTGAAACTTGGGATGTATATGATGAGGATAGGGATGCGCTTACCTTTGATTCTAGCTCACCTGTGGTATGTCACCCACCATGCCGCACGTGGGGCAGACTCTCACACTTAGCTACCAATGCTAGACCTAATGAATCAAGACTAGCTTTGTGGTCTATAGATATGATACGCAAGAATGGTGGTATACTAGAGCATCCAGCAGGTTCTAGACTGTTTGGTAAACATCTTCCAGATGTGAATGAGACAGACGAGCATGGCGGTTTTACTATACTAATAGATCAATATGACTTTGGCCATGTTGCTCACAAGAAGACCAAGCTATACATCTGTGGCATTGACAGATCAGAACTACCCAAACTACCTCCAAAAGATAAGACGCTACACTATTGCGACAAGGGTAAGCTTAGGTCTATCTGTGGTAACGTGAAGGGTACAACGAGATGTACACAATATCAACGAGAATATACACCAGAAAAACTGATTGATTATTTTGAGACCGTATTAAATATAATACAGAACTAATAACGTGCCTACCAAATCTTAACCAACCAAAGGACTAAGACCATGTTTAAAAACCTTGAAAAGACTAGTGAAGTATTTAAAGTAAATCCGTCTGATCCACAGTATAATTCCTTTAAACCACTCAAGGGTCAGCGATCACCTCTAAAGGATCACCTTAATAAGATTAAGGAATCTATCATAGAGGTGGGTAGCATTACACAGTATAACCCTATTCGAGTAGACAAGAAGGGTTTCATTCACGATGGGCAGCATACCTACATTGCCCACAAAGAATTGAACCTGCCTTTCTATGTGATGGAAGTACCTACAAATTGGAAGGGTATGATCACACTCAATACCAATCAACGTAACTGGAAGGGTTGGGACTTCGCTAACTACTGGGATCAACGGGGATACAAACAGTACAGGAACTTTCTTAACCTTGCTACTATGTATCCTTTTGTATCGTGTGGTGTATTGATTGCTATCTTCAATAAAGATAGTTCAAGAAAGTCATGCTATGCTATGGACTTTAGGTTAGGTAAACTACGTAAAGATACTATGACCTATGCAGAGACAATATTAATTAAACTAGAGTCACTAAAAAATATATCTAAACAACCACCACTTGAACAAAAGACACACTCAAAGCAACAGTTCCAACAGGCTATGCTTCAGGCACTTGACAATGTGGAGTTTAGTTTCTTTAACTTCAAGCGTGGGCTGGTAGATACAGAGCATGAGCTTAACCGTCTGGCTAAACAGACAGACATGCTAGAAGAAATCTATCGCCTTGAAAAGATAGGAAAAATTATCAATGATAAATAAATTATTTTATACCTTGATCTTTACGTGTATTGTTGGTATACTATTATCAATAATAGTATCTATTAATCATTTAATATTATGGTAAGGAGACAACAATGAGCCATTTATTAAACGACCAAGCCAAAGAAAATTGGTTTGAAGAAGCAATTGACATGGGTCTATCTGACTTTGACGCAGAGGATTACGTTGATTGGATGATGGACAATGAAGGTCTAGGTGATCTTCACTCATATATCTATAACTATATGAGAAGTAAAAGAGTAAGTCATTGGAGTATAGACTAATGAATACTTTAGTATTACTTTATCAGAAAGCTCTCGACAGATTACAAGGTTACTCTGAAAGAGGTAGTATAATTAATATTAAAACATAAGGATATACTATGAAAATAATATCACTAACATTAGTAGTACTATTAAGTGCTTGCACACCTGGATGGGAGGCTGCAAATAAACACAGTAGTCACGATCTAGGTGGTACTACATATGAATGGGTTGGCTGTCATGTGGTGACACAAAATCCAAAGTACGGTGCGTATGCCATTGGACCTTTCACTGACCTGAAGGTAGGATCACGTTTCTACTTTAAACAGGTAGGGTCTGATGGTAAAGTAGGAGCAGTTGTAACTGGTGAGCCTTGTAACTTAAAGGAGAAAGCGAACAATGGATGATGCTGAATTTGAAGATGCACTATGCAAGTGCGATAAGTTTATAATATTGCGTAAAGAAATAGAATTACTTCAGATGCGTGTAAAAGCGTTGGAATGGGACCAAGTAATTGAAGGAGAAGACTAATGAACATGGACATCCACAGAGTATCTAACATCCAAGTCAAGCGTTTTGAGTATGAGACTTTTCAAACAGTCAGGGTATCTGTCTTCACCAAAGATGGTGAGGAGCATCAGCTTACCATGTTTACTGACGATAGGTTGGAGTTAGAAAAGAAAGATGATTAACTTTGTCACATGGCAGTCTGAGTTTGATACCTTTGATATCATCTGGGACCGTGACAAAAGCATTAGGTGTGTGGGTCTTAGGGTAGGAGAGTATATGTCTTTCCAAAACCATGAGACTCTCACACTTGGTGATGCTTTTGATGTGGCCGAAGAAGTCTTGACTATTTTAAAGGAGTATGTGCATGACGAAATCACAAAGACGTATAGCAAGGAGACGAAGCACCTCTGCTAAGTCTCTGGAATTAAAGCAGTATCAACAGCGTGTTATACCCAATAAAAAGAAAGATATTATTCCTGATTTAGACTTTGACTTTGAGGAAGAGTGTGGTATAATAGAAGATAATCTGAAAGGAGAAAACCAATGAGTGTTCCTGAGTTTAACAACTACGAAGACGTGCAGAAGTTTCTACGCAACGGTGGAGACGCATGGTACTACCAGATGGTAGAAGAATATATGGACATGATAGCGGGTGATTTATCTGTAGAGGAGCTTGATATTGATGAACTTAACGGATGGATTGAAAATGAACTCAACAGCTTACAGAAAGGCTATGAAGATTATGTTGATATCTACTAATCATATGGAAGACTCGTGGCATTACGAAGCAATCGAAGATGCTGTAGAAATACTATCCCAGGTTCACCTGAACCCAGGAGTAGACTTAAAAGAGCAGGGCTGGGAAGTGCCTAAAACTATTGAACTACTTAAAGAAGTGTTAGTTGAACTCAACAAGGAGTATAAATAATGTTTGACCATACAAAGATTGACTTTGAAGTAGAGAAGTTTCCCCTCATCCAAAGCTATGAAGATTACGAGGGCTTTAGCACTCAAGACAAAGTGCCTTCTGATATTGGTGTAGGTCTACGCCGCAAGGATACTAAGCAGGTGCTTGGCATCGTGTCAGATAACTATGCTATCACACAGTACGATGAGATTGTGAACGGTGTAGAAGAAGCACTTGCATTAGCACAGGTAGACACCACAGATGCACAGTTTACCACAGAGGTACACGATGGTGGTGCTAAACTGGAACTACGTGCCAAGTTCCCTGCCCATGCCATGTCTATGAGGAATGGTTCAGATGTTGTCGAGCCTGAGTTCTGCTTTCGTAGCAGTCACAATGGTACATGGGCTAACAACGGTATGATGGGACTGTGGAGACACAGTTGCTTCAATACCTTGGTTAGTGGTGACAAGCTGGCTTATGTCTATGGTAGGCACACCAAGAACTTCAATGTCCTTGCCTTTGCCTCTAAGATACAGAAGGCTGGTGAGTTTATCTCTGGCACTGGAATGGATCGTATGCGTGACTGGTATGATACTACCATCACCCGTGACGAAGCCATCAACCTGTTCACCAAGACACTGGCTGTGCGTACCAACAATGTGTCACGTAAGAAAGAACACAATAAGGTAATGCTATCTAACCTTATGAAAATCTTTGACGAAGAGAACCGTCACTTGCATGGCAAGGGATTGTATGAAGGGTACAGTGAGCGTAATAAAGGTACGCTCTGGTCAGCATACAATGCCGCTACGTACTGGTCTTCGCACCCCAACAGCAAGCGAGGTGCAGACCATAACGTAAAGGTTAACCGTGAGGATCGTGTTCGCAAGATGCTGCACTCTAATGAGTGGACTGATCTTGAAACCAGGAGCATGGCTCTGGCGGCTTAACTAATAGAGAGATGTTGTGAAGGGAACCTACACTGTAGGTGAGTGATCATACCTCATGCAACAAAGGCTTTACCTTTCGACTCTACGTAGAGGCTGGTAGGGGCAACATCTCTCTTACTTTTTATAGGAAATAACATGGCAAAGAAAACACAGAACACTTTTGATCCTTCACTCAATAGAGTTAAGAAGCGTACATCTATTGGACATAGTGTAAGGTCAAGACCTAACAACAAACATAAACGTGCGTCATTTAAAAAATATAGGGGGCAAGGAAAATGATAGTACTTCTAGATATACTAATTTTACTTCTGGTATTTTGATGTCATATATTATTACACAGTCAGATTGTAATATGATAGCAGACCTCAAAGAAATAGATGTTATGGTAGATGAAGTATCCGAAAAAATGAAAATGTTTTCTTCTCTTCAAGAAGCAGAGTTATACTTAATCAATGACGGCATCTATCCACAGAGTGGAGTCTTTCCATTTAACATCAGGATACAGAGGGTTCAATGAAGTTATTATGTACATTTATTTTATCATTACTATTTTTACACTTACATGGTAAGCAAGCTAACGCAGAAGAAAAAGAGATAGCCTGTCTAGCAGAAGCGGTGTACTTTGAGGCACGGTCTGAAAGTCTACTGTCTCAGCTAGGTGTGGCTATTGTTGTATTAAATAGGGCTAATCTAAATGACTATCCATCCAATCTCTGTGATGTAGTACATCAAAGTAAACTATGGAAGGGTAATCCAATACGAAACAAGTGTATGTTTTCTTACTGGTGTGATGGTAAGCCAGAAAGAATAACAGATCATAATGCATATGAATTAAGTTTGTTTATATCTAAACTTGCCCTGAGTGGAGTAACAATAAAAAATATATATAATGCTACACACTACCATGCACAGTATGTTAAACCATTCTGGTCTACCAGCCCTAGATTTAAAAGGTTAGTCCAACTTGGTAGTCATATATTTTATCTTGACACTAAAGCTAAATAGGATTATAATTATGGTAACTGAACGAGAAAGATTACATAATCATATATTAAAATTATCTAGATTAGTAGATGAAAAAGATAATGTAATTAAAAATCTAAGAAAAGAATTAGCACAGTACAAAAAAGACTATGCTAATCGTAACACTTGGGCAGAATATGAGGAGAACAATGTCTAAAAACTTTTGGCAACGTGACCGTAATACAATCTTTAAGGATTTGGTATCTCAATATGAAGAAGAGGGATACGATAAAAAGGAGGCCAGAAAACTTGCAAAGCAGGAAGCAGACGAGATTATGTTAGACAAGGAAGACTTTGTGTCTGACATATGGCAGAGCAGTTACGATGAAGGTTGATCTTATAGATCATATGGGTAATGATTTAACAGTGGTCAATGCCGCCAGAGTTTCTTTTAATAAAGAAAGTGACTGGAATTATTGGCGAGATGAGGAAGATGGTGATCTAGTTAAATCTTATATGAAAGATAAAGATAAAAAACTAATTAGCTATCTAGCTAAACATAATCATTGGACACCTTTTGGCCACTGCTCTGCACAGTTCAGGATATCAGCCCCTATCTTTGTAGCAAGACAGTTAGTTAAGCATCAGGTAGGGCTGGTGTGGAACGAAGTTAGTAGACGATATGTCAGCAACTCCCCTGAGTTCTGGAGAGCCAGTGACTGGAGAGAGGTAGCTGACGATAAGAAGCAGGGGTCATCCACTAAGGTAGTAAAAGAAAATGATACCATATCCTATATATATAGAGAAACTGTACGACATTGTACTGACACTTACAATCTTATGCTAGAGAAAGGTGTATGTCCAGAGCAAGCAAGAACAATCCTACCTCAGTCACTCTATACAGAGTGGTACTGGTCTGGCACACTGGCTGCATTTGCCAGGGTATGTAACCTACGTGTAAGTAAGGATACACAGAAAGAGACTAGAGAAGTTGCAGAACTTATCTCAAGTAAGATGGATGAACTGTTCCCTGTATCATGGAAGGTATTGACTAATGAAAATTAAAGAAGCTGATGAGATTAAAAAAAGAATTAAAAAACAATACGATAGCCAAGAAATAGGTGTGACTACAGCGTTGCTACAGCTAAAGGAAGAAGTGTATAAAGGAAACATGGATGCGGCCTATGCGGAGTTACGAAAATGGAATTAAAAAATAAATGGAGAGTAATACTACATAAAGAAATAGGTCATGTAGAAATTGCTTCATTTAAAACAAGAAGAGAAGCAGAAGATTTTCTTCTTAATAGAAAAGAATTAACGCATCACCTGACAGGTAGAGATAATATTTATACTTTGGAGTATATTCAATGAGAATTATAGCTGGTCCCTGTCAGATTGAAAGTGTTAAGCAGGGTAAAAGAATAGCGCAACACTGTAAAAAAGTATGCGATAGTCTGGGATATGATTACTACTTCAAGGCATCCTTTGATAAAGCCAACAGATCACATGCAAGTGGGAAACGTGGCATGGGTTTTGTATTAGGAACCAATGCTATACAAACCGTGGCTGAACTAGTTAAAGTTAAAACATGTGTAGACTTCCACGATATCAGACAAATTAGAACTGTATTTAAATGGGGTAAGCTCCCCGATATAATACAGATACCTGCCTTTCTATGTAGACAAACTGATCTAGTACAAGAAGCAGTCAACACAGGTGCTACTGTTAATATAAAAAAGGGTCAGTTCCTTGCACCGTGGGATGTATCAGGTATCTTATCAAAGACAGGTATGGAAAATGTCATGATCACAGAACGTGGGTCATGTTTTGGATATAATAATTTAGTGGTTGACTTTACTGGATTAGTCTATATGATAAAAGAATATCAGCATGGACATGGTGTGCCTATCGTGTTTGATGGGACGCACTGCGTACAAAAGCCAGGAGGGTTAGGAGAATCCTCTGGTGGTAACAGGGAGTATGTTCCGCATATGTTACGTGCGGCGGCAGCGGTAGGTGTTAAAAACTTTTTTATGGAGGTACATGAAGAACCAGACAAATCACCAAGTGACGGTCCAAATATCTTACACCTTGAAGACTTTGAGGGTATATTAAAATCCTTAAAGAGAATCCAACATACCACTTAGGTATAAGGAAGGGGCGAACATGCAGCAGTACGAAACTAACAGTAAATTTGTTAAGCATATGGCCTGTGAGAGTTGCGGTTCAAGTGATGCCAACACTCTCTACGATGACGGTCATACACATTGTTTTAGTTGTCACACAACAGTCGGAGCGAACCAAAACATGCAAGCAGAACAAGTAGTACCAATCAATCGAAAGTCTAATTCAAACTACATCCTGTCACAGATTGAAGACAGAAAAATTACACAAGAGACATGTAAAAAGTACAATGTTATGGTAGCTAAGTCTGGCTCCATGATCATAGAGCATCAGTATAAATACTATGACAAAGATGGTGGTCATATTGCATCCAAGTATCGACGCACCAGTGACAAAGAGTTCTGGTCAGAGGGTCAGCTATCCAAGGCTGGTTTGTTTGGACAGAATGTATTCAACCAAGGTGGTAAGTACATCACAGTATGTGAGGGTGAGCTTGATGCCATGAGTGCATATGAGTTGCTTGGCTCCAAATGGCCTGTTGTATCTATCAAGAACGGTGCAGCATCTGCCCTCAAGAACTGCAAGCAATCCTTTGATTATCTCAACAAGTTTGATACTGTGGTTGTATGCTTTGATAATGACGAGCAAGGTAAACTAGCAGAGCAGCAAGTTGCACAGTTATTTGAACCTAACAAGTGCAAGATCGTAAGTCTTGATCTCAAGGATGCTAACGAGTATCTCAAGACAGGACAACGTGAGAAGTTTGTACAGTCATGGTGGAACGCACGTACTTACACACCAGCAGGTATCATAAACCTAGCTGACCTTGGTTCTTCTCTATACGACGAGAAGGTCAACGAGACTTGTCACTATCCCTGGCCTAAGATGAATGAGAAGACCTACGGTATGCGTACTGGTGAGCTTGTTACGTTCACCTCTGGTGCGGGTATGGGTAAGTCCAGCATCATGCGTGAGCTTATGCATCATATCATGCAGAACACAGAGGCTAACATTGGTGTACTTGCTCTTGAAGAAAGTACGAAGAATACTGCCTTCAATATCATGAGTGTTGAAGCTAACGCTAGGCTATACATCAAGGAGATACGTGAGCAGTATACACCAGAGCAACTCAAGGTATGGCAGGATGCTACGCTTGGTAGTGGCAGGTTCTTTGCCTTTGATCACTTCGGTAGTATTGATAACGATGAAATACTGGATCGTGTGCGCTACATGGCAAAGGCACTTGATTGCAAGTGGGTTATCCTTGATCACCTGTCTATCTTGGTATCAGGTCAGGAAGACAATGGCGACGAGCGTAAGTCCATCGACATACTGATGACCAAGCTACGATCACTGGTTGAGGAGACTAACATAGGCTTGCTACTTGTTAGCCACCTACGTAGACCTGGGGGTGATCGTGGACATGAGGATGGCCGTGAGGTATCGCTCTCACATCTACGTGGCTCTGCATCTATCGCCCATCTATCTGATGCAGTCATTGGTCTGGAGCGTAACCAACAGGCTGACGATGATGTTGAAGCTAACACTACTACAGTACGCATACTCAAGAACAGATACACTGGTGAGACAGGTATATCATGTTACCTACACTATGACCGTGACACTGGTCGCATGACTCAAGTGGATAACCCATTCATGGAAGGAGAAGAGTAATGAAGACTGTTAAAAAGAAGTTTAACAAAACTCTTTATGATATTGCTGACAAGAAAGCCAAAGAGGTTATGATTAATTGGCTTGAAAATAATACAAGCTCAACAGAAATTATAATGAAAGAAGATACTTACTTTGACATTACATGCAGCATATCACCTGAGTTACCTCGTCACTTCTACGAAGTAGAAATAAAATATTCTTGGAAAGGTGATTGGCCTAAAACATGGAGAGATATACGCATACCCTATAGAAAGAAAAGACTTCTTGACAAGTGGAAGAAAGATCACGATAATGATCTACTAACATTCGTTGTCTTTAGAGAGGATTGTAAGCAAGCATGGTTCTTTGATGGCGACACTGTTCTTAACTCTGAAGTTAAAGAAGCATCTAATCGTAACATCCGTAAGGGTGAGATGTTCTTTCATCTAAAAACAACAGACGGATATATAGTGGACATAGATTAATGGAAGCAATCGTAGACATTGAGACTGATGACTTGGATGCAAGCACCATACATTGCATTGTAGCTAAACACTATCAGACAGGAGAGATGCGTCAATGGGTTGGTGATCAGTGTCAGGAATTTGGTGAGTGGTCAAAGCGTATATCAAAGTTTATTATGCACAACGGTATCAGCTTTGACGCTCCTATTCTTAACAAGCTAACAGGCTCTGCTATTGCACCTGCACAGGTACGTGATACTCTTATTGAATCACAGCTATTTAATCCTGTACGTGATGGTGGTCACTCACTACAGTCATGGGGAGAACGCTTTGGATTTCCAAAGATGGACTATCATGACTTTGAATATTACACACCTGAGATGTTAGAGTACTGTAAGCGAGACGTTGACCTTACCCATAAGGTAGCACAGAAACTAGAAGAAGAGAGTAAGGGTTTCTCTGATGCTTGTTATAACCTTGAGCGCAACATTAGAATTATCTTGGATAAGCAGCAGCGTAATGGCTTTGCCTTTGATCTTAGAGAAGCACAGATACTTCTGGCACAGCTTGAGGATGAACAACACCAACTAGAAAGCGATGCTGAGAAAGAGTTTGAGCCTACGATTATAGAACTCAAAACAAAAACAAATATAGTACCATTTAATATTGCAAGCCGTAAGCAAATAGCTGAACGCCTAATGTCTCGTGGATGGAAGCCAGACAAACTAACAGAGAAAGGTAATGTTATTGTTAATGAAGAGGTTCTATCCAAGATCAATATGCCAGAGGCTGAGATGTTCAACCGCTACTTTCTTCTTCAAAAAAGAACTGGACTTCTCAAGTCATGGATACAGGAGTGCGATGAAGACCTACGTGTGCGTGGCAGGGTTCTTACTCTACGGACAATTACTGGGCGCATGGCGCACAACAAACCAAACATGGCACAAGTACCAGCAGTCTATAGTCCATATGGTAAAGAGTGCCGTAGCCTATGGACAGTATCTAATCCAGAGACTCACAGGCTTGTAGGCACTGATGCATCTGGTCTTGAGCTTAGATGTCTAGCACACTACATGAATAATGCTGCATTTACACAAGAGGTTCTTACTGGTGATGTGCATACTGCTAACCAACAAGCAGCAGGATTGAAGACTAGAGATCAGGCAAAGACTTTTATTTATGCCTTTCTCTATGGCGCAGGTCCAGCCAAGATTGGTAAGGTGGTAGGAGGCTCTGCGTCTGATGGTCAGAAACTAATACAAAAGTTTCTGCGTAACATGCCAGCCCTCAAGAAGCTACGTTCTAATGTGCAAGAGGCAGCACAGTCTGGTAGTATTCCAGGTCTTGATGGTAGGAGACTACATATCAGATCAGAACATGCTGCACTGAACACACTGTTACAGGGTGCTGGTGCCATTGTATGTAAGCAGTGGCTTGTAGAGATGGACAACAGAATACGTAGGACTGGTCTTGATGCTAGGCTTGTAGCCTCAGTACACGATGAGTATCAGTTTGAAGTAGCCAAGCCTGATGTTAAACGCTTCACACAGATCACTAAAGATGCTATGCACCATACACAGAAAGCATTTAACTTTAGATGTGAACTTGATTCCGATTATAAAGTTGGAAATAATTGGGCAGAAACACATTAAAGTTATTGACAATACCATACCACTATGGTATAATACGTTTGTTGTTTATTAGTAGTAGACATCAAACATTAAAACGAACCCTAAAACGAACCCTAAAGGAGAATATAAATGGAATGGTTAGACCCTGTTGTTTTTTCTGGTAAGTGTCATTATGCTTGCATCACCGAACCTAATACAAAGTTTGAACCAGTGTGGTCAATTCTTGTTGAGGTAGATGATGACAATCGTAAGACTATTGAAGATGCTAATCTTACTATCTCCAATAAAGATAACATTGGAGACTTTGTTAGGTTAAAACGTAAGGTCTTTAAACAAGACGGTACTAAGAAAACTCCTCCCAAGGTTGTGGATTCTCAAAACAATCCTTGGAACTCTAGTAAGAAAATTGCTAACGGTAGTACCGTAACAGTAAAAGTTACTCCTTTTAAATATGATGGTAACTCCTCCAGACCTGCTGGCATATCCGCTAATCTTGATGCTGTACAAATTGTTAATTTTATTGAGTACGAGACTCAAGACTTCGCCCCCGTAGACGGCGGCTATGTACAAGAAACTGAAGAAGTACCGTTTTAATATAAGGAGCAATGAGGGGGATGGGATTAGCCTGTCCCCCTCTTTTTATTGATATGAAAACAATCAAAACTTTAGTAGAAGATATTTATAACCTGTTCTCTTTTAATCCTGTTACAATGTCAGAAGAAGAAGTTGATAAGTACATTGATAACTTTGGAGAAATGGTTAAGCTTCACACTAAAAAATTCTTATATGATGAAGAGTCTGTAGATAAAAAACTTAGGCTATCTCAAATAGGTAAACCAGACAGACAGCTATGGTTTAATATTAATTTAAATAAGGAACGTGAAGAGATTCCACCAAGCACACGTATCAAGTTTTTATATGGATATATTCTTGAAGAGTTCTTACTCATGTGTGCAGCCATAGCTGGGCATGATGTTAAAGATCAACAGAAAGAAGTAGACGTAGGTGGTGTAATAGGACACCAAGATTGTGTTATTGATGGTGTTCTTGTTGATGTTAAGAGTGCATCTACTAGTTCATTTAGAAAATTTAAACAACACAAACTTACAGAAGATGATCCCTTTGGTTATATTGCACAGATATCTGCGTATGCACAAGCCAATGGGTTAAAGGAAGCAGCGTTCCTTGCTATAGATAAATCAACTGGAGAAATTGTTTTGACACCAGTACATTCAATGGAGTTTATAAATGCTGAAGCTAGGATTGAACACCTTAAAAGAATGGTCATTAGCGATACTGTCCCTGATCTCTGTTACGATCCTGTTCCTGATGGCAAGTCTGGTAATTTTAAGCTTCCCGTTGGTTGTGTTTTTTGTTCTCATAAAAGAGAATGTTGGGCTAATGCTAATGGAGGAGCGGGGATACGTGTCTTTGAATATGCACAAGGTAAGAGATACTTGGTTCAGATTGGCAAAGAACCTGATGTCCGTGAAGTGATTGACTGGTAATGCACTGGAAGTATAAAAGAAAACCAGACCCTACCTCACACTTTGGCTTTGTCTATATTATTACTAACAAGAAAACATCTAAATGTTATATAGGATGTAAGCAATATTTCTACACAAGAAAAAAGAAAAAGGTAGAATCAAATTGGAAAGTATATACTGGTTCTAGTAAGCACCTGAATGAAGACATAAAGAAACACGGCAAGAGAAACTTTAAGTTTGAAATTATAGGTGAGTATAAAAATAAACGTAGTCTAAAATATTATGAATGTTATTATCAAATGATTAATCACGTATTAACAGAAAAATTAGAAGGTACTGATAAACCTGCTTACTACAATAACTATGTAGGTGGTAAGTTTTACAGACCCGTACAAGAGCCACCAGATGATTGATGATATATTAGAGGCTGAATCTTTATATGATCTAACAAATAAGAATCCTGATAGGTCACTTAATCTTGCAATTATTTTGCAAGCACTGCTTGACTTATCCAAACCAGAGAAGTATAATGAGCCGCATGAAACATCCCTGTACAGAGATCAGGCGATGGCATGGGTCTTTGCGTCTGTAGGTACAACATGTGAAAACTTTTATATAACATGTGAGCTTGCTGGTGTAGAGCCAGATACAGTTAGAACTTTTGCTTTACGAGTAACCTTATCGGAGAATATAGATGACATCAGACAAAAACTTCATTCCTTCCTGTGATACAATGCAGAGGCAGGTAGGTGGTAATCATTACAAAGACTGTGGTATACAACCTGTTGAATACATACATGCAAATGATCTAAACTATTTTGAAGGTAATGTTATTAAATATATAACCAGACATAGAACGAAAGGAGAAGGCAAAAAGGATATAGAGAAAGCTATACACTACGCCGAAATGATTTTGAAATTCTATTACAACTAAGGAGGGGGCGATGGCGCAATTCCGTTCAAACGAAAATCCTATGTTTCGTTCAAAGTTTAGTGAGGATATCTTCAAGCAGAAGTATGCTCACCATAACTGTGAGACATGGGATGCACTAGCATCTGTTCTAGTAGATGATGTCTGCCAGAACTATATGTCTAAGGATGATAAAGAAGAACTCAAAAGAATTATAACAGACCTAAAGTTTATTCCTGGTGGTAGATATCTCTACTATGCTGGACGTGATAATAAGTTTTTTAACAACTGCTACCTGCTCAAGGCAGAAGAAGATACAAGAGAAGACTGGGCTAATCTTTCATGGAAGTCTGAGTCCTGCCTTATGACAGGTGGTGGTATTGGTGTAGACTATAGCATCTACCGTGAAGAGGGTCGGCTGCTAAATGGTACTGGTGGTCTAGCATCTGGCCCTATCCCTAAGATGCAAATGATCAATGAGATTGGTAGACGAGTTATGCAGGGTGGTTCTAGGAGGTCTGCAATATATGCAAGTCTTAATTGGAAACATCCAGATATAAACGTCTTTCTTAAATCCAAGAACTGGTATGATATGCCCATTGGTAAAACAGAACACAACCTTGGTCAGATCAAGGAGCAGGACTTTAATTTTCCTGCACCACTAGACATGACCAACATATCAGTTAACTATGATACAGAGTGGCTATTAAATTATTATGAAACAGGAGATGTAGGAGATGCCTTTCGGACTAATGTTATACAGAGCCTTAGAACTGGTGAACCAGGATTCTCATTCAATTTCTTTGAGAAGGAGAACGAGACACTTCGTAACGCTTGCACGGAGGTTACATCTGAAGATGATTCTGATGTGTGTAATCTTGGTTCTATTAATATGGGCCGTATTGATAATCTTTCAGAGTTTTCCAGTGTCGTAGAATTAGCAACCAAGTTTTTATTGTGTGGCACACTACGTGCTAAACTACCATATCAGAAAGTCTATGATGTTAGAGAGAACAATCGTAGGCTTGGTCTAGGTCTGATGGGTATTCATGAGTGGTTGATCAAGGGAGGACAGAAGTACGAGGTGACTGAGGGACTACACAAGTGGCTCTCTGTATACAAAGGTATTAGTGATAATACCAGTGCCAAGTTTGCTGATTATCTTAATGTGTCACGCCCTGTAGCTAATCGTGCTATTGCACCTACAGGTTCTATTGGTATTCTTGCTGGTACATCTACAGGCATTGAGCCTATCTTTGCTGTGGCATACAAGCGTAGGTATCTCAAGAATGGTACACGTTGGCACTATCAGTACGTAGTAGACAGTGCAGCGCAGGAGATCATTGATTTGTATGGTGTTAATCCTGATAAGATTGAGTCTGCTCTTGATCTTGCTAATGATTATAAGAGACGCATTAAGTTCCAGGCAGACATACAGGACTATGTAGATATGTCTATCTCTTCTACAATTAACCTGCCTGAGTGGGGTAGTAAGCTTAATAACGAAGATACAGTAGATGACTTCACTGAGACACTAGCTACCTATGCTAATAGGTTACGTGGCTTTACGGTGTATCCTGATGGATGCCGTGGTGGTCAGCCACTTAGCAGTGTTCCATACTCTGAGGCTGTTGAAAAACTAGGTGAGGAGTTTGAAGAAGGACTGGAAACGCATGACATATGCACTATTACTGGTCACGGTGGAGCATGTGGTGTGTAAAAAGTTCTTGACAGAAAGCTATTATTGTAGTATAATATATGTGTGATGCCAATAATGGGTCACGTAATATCAACTTGCTAATAGGAGAATGATATGGTTAATGGACTTACAATGTTAGAAGCCTTGGATGAGTGGGCTATTGGTCACGAAAGGTTCTTAAATGAGGGTGTAAGGATATGGAATAATGTGTCTAGGACATATCCCCCGCACAATCTAATAAAGAAAAGCAGCGATGAGTATGTTATTACAATGGCTGTTGCAGGGTTTTCTAAAGAAGACTTATCAGTTAGGAGTGAAGAAGGTACTCTAACTATTGAAAGCAAAAAGTCTGATAGTGAAACGAAATATGAGTATGTATATAAAGGCATTGCCAATAGAAGTTTTAAGAAAGAGTTTCTACTGGCAGAGAATGTCTTTGTAAAAGATGTCAAGTTAAAAGATGGTATGTTGGAGATATTTCTTGAGAGAGTTATTCCTGAAAATGAAAAGGAAACTATCTATCAAATAAATTAATGTTGGTCTAACTTGGTTAGCCATTTAGTTTGCATTGGTCATTCAGGTGGCTAACCACTTTTTTGGAGTACGTATGAAGAAAGCACCTAACACAGTTTACATTGGCTACGATCCTAAAGAACGTGTAGCTTATGAGGTATTGAAATTTACTATTGAACGCATCTCTGTAGATAATGTTCGTGTGATCCCTATTAAGTTAGACACATTACGTCTAATGAATATGTATTGGCGAGAGTACACAGAAGATAACGGACAGAAGATAGACTTAATAGATGGTCGTCCCTTCTCTACTGAGTTTAGTTTCTCCAGATTTCTTGTTCCTGCTCTTAATATGTATGAAGGATGGGCATTATATATGGACTGTGACATGCTCATACGCACAGACATTAATGAAATCTTTGAAGAGTATAACCTAGATTATTATCCTGTCTATTGTGTCAAGCATAAGTATGAACCAAAGGATATAATTAAAATGGATAAGC